AAATCCGGCGCCGAGCCGATATATCCGGTGCCCGCAGGCAGAGTAACCGTGATATCGCCGCTTGCCGCGAAGCTCAGGCGCATCCAGCACTCGAAGTTGCCTGTAGGATATGATGTCAGTGTTAAAGTCGTGACATCGGTGAGGCGATACTCGGTATTGTCGGAGAGAGCGATGTTTGAGCCTGCGGTGACTTGCTTAGATACTGCTTCCGGCGTATAGCCGAGTGCATTAATAACACCATTTTTTGTGATAGAGATATCAGAGCCATTATATTGGAGTTTTCCGTTTGAGTCGGAGAGCAAGTCAAGCACGGATTTGTTGTCGTGTTCGTGTGCTTCCAGCATAGCCGGAAAGAGAAAATTGTCTAAGGTTTTCTGCAACGTAACCGAAACTGGGCCCGTCGCACTTGGAACATCACACGAAGTGTATTCTGCAAACATACCCGCAATCGCATAATACATTGCGAAATCAAGTCCGTTTTTAACTGTGTTAGACTCGAGCTCAACTATTCCCGGAAAATCGTTCTGAACATATTCTGATACCGTGTAGCTGACATCCTCCGCTGTTGATGCGCCACCGCCTAAAGCCTGACCGCCATAGGTAGGCTTTCCGTCGGTTTCAGAAAACTTATCAAGAACCGCTTTGTTGGAGTGGGTGTGTTTAGCCTCCATCAGTTGTTCAACTTTTGTCGAGATATCTGTGGGGGCATCAGAAGCTACTTTAGTCGAGTCCAGCAAGCTGCTTCCAATATAAGCCTCTACTATTGGGGATTTAACAATGTTCTCTCCGTTGTTTCCTATAACCTGAATACCCATAACGGACTCTATTATAGGCATTAGCGTAATGTCCTGCGGAATGGCATAGTTAATTATGCCGTTACTTGCAGTTACTGTGTTTGACGCGATTACCTTTCCGCAGGTACTAAACTCTATCTTGTAAGAGGTTGCGTCTTTGAGGTCGGGCGATAAAGCGATTATAAGCTTGGTGGCTTTATGCTCGCCAATATATCCTATGTTTACTTTAACAGGACGCTGTAAATCTATATATACTTCTCTCAGATTAGGTCACCATCCTTACTTTTAATTATTAAAATCAAGACGGGCGTCTTGACTGCTTGTTCATTTGCAACGAGCAGAACGCTATCAGTTGCAACCCACTCCACCCCGTACTTAGCTTCTACGGCATATGCTCCGTCATTAATCTTAAATTTGAGCGTCCATATATCATAATTTTCAAACTCATCAACAGATAGAACCCTTGAGTCATTTTTCGCCAAAGTGATAGTTTGCGAGCCTACCACAAGTCTGATTTTCTCTGCTAACTTAGGGGCTTTTACTTTATACACACCCGTCGTCGCCGTCTTAGGGCTAACTCCGACGACCTGTACTTTCAGCCGTCCGCCGACAGCTAAACTTTTTGTAAGCAACACAGAACACACGCCGTCGATTGCCGTCGCACTAACAGATGACTCTTTGTTGAAAGCGTCTTTAAAATGAACCGTGTAATTGAATTTCTCCCCGACCATAAAATCGGGGAGTTTTATTTTTAGGTTTGCACTATTGTTTTCGCCATCGTACCCCCACACCACTTCTTGCGTGTTGGGATATTCGGCGTTTATATAGATTTCACGCAAATAGCATCAATCCTCTTCTATGAAAGCATAAATAGCCGCTATGTCGTCGGGGGAGAGTTCGACTCCATCAAGCTCCGACAAATAAATCTTTGCGTCGGGTATAGCAGCCTCTATCTCGCTAAGCTCTTTAATGGCGGCGGCACACTCGTCCGTCTTGTCCTTTTGAATTTTGTAACCACTACCGCTTATGACGGGTTCGCCATTTTCGTCTTTTTCTCCGTACTGTTCAATTATCTGAGAGAGACGCTCTGTGTAAAAATCAGCGTCGTCCTTCAGAAAGTTAGACAGCTTTGAGATTTTGTATGCCGTTTTGGCGGGCATAGCACTATGACTTATTTTATTAAGAGCCGCACGGGCTCTGTAAGCACTTTCTATTGTCATTTACATAAACTCCTTTTATTCGTGTTGGGTTATACACCTATAATCTTGCGCAGAACAAACTTTTGGGGTGTAGACTGTATGCCGCCAACAGTGGCGTTGGTAGTATTTACCGAGGATCCCAAAACCTCGTTATCCCAAACATATATATATTTAAGTGCTACATATTTAAAGTTTGCATTTCCAGCAAGAAATACCGACACGCCACCACCGTTTCGATTATCAACATGTTCCTTTGGGACAAAAGTGTAACTCCAACAATAATTTTCCACTTTGGTTGAATATGCGCTCCACACAAGAACAATCCCATTAGGCATATCTGAGACATTCTTGCTTAAAGTAGCTCTTTGATCTCCGCCCATAAACGCCCCGGGACTCGTCCAAAGTTCGGGATATGAGCCTATTAGTACGCCGCCGACACTAATACCATATGTTGCGGTTAAACTTCCGGTGGTAATATACGGCTGAATCTCCCACCCATCACTTAAGGGTCCAACCGCTTTCCTGATGTAATTTGTTAGACGCACACTTGTGGGTTCATCTGAATAGTAAGAGGGAACAGTTAAATTAAAGCCCGTTCCGCCGTGTATCTTGATATTACCACCCTTCATGGTGGTTTTACCGTTGATGGTTGCCGCGAAGCCATTGCTAAGAATTTGGATATCGTTAAGCGCGGTCATACTTAAATAACCCGTACTCTGCAACGACAAGTTATTCGCATAATTGCTATCGCTGCTTGTTGCGCCGATTACTATTGTTTCCCCGGCTATACCTACGCAAGTATCTCCGGAGGTATCTTCATAAAGGACAACTCTGCCATTAGTATCTGATCCATCTGTCTTGATTAAATAAAGACCAGCCTCAGTTTCACCATCTGTTGTCTCGCTTTTCAGCCACACATCGTAGTTAGCACCCTTAACCCTAACCGTACCCGTGAGCTGCGCGTCACCGGTATCAAGGTTAATATAAGTCTCGCCGTCTTTTGATTTAAGCAGACCCGCAGTTATTTCACCCGCAGAAGCCCTACGAACCTCAAGGTTGTTAACTGCGTACCAACCCGCAGTAACATTAGTCTTAGTAGAAGTGTCTTTGACAAATGTAGCTATGGCAATAGAGAAATTTACCGGAGTAAGCGAAGTGCTCTCAAGACTTTTAGTGTCGATAGTGACGGTGCTGTTGAGCGTCGTATAGCCGCCGTTTGAAAGTGGTACTTTATCGGAATATATGTTTTTCTTGCTCTCTACGCCTTGAGCATTACGTACAGTAACAACAAGAGCTATCTTAACATCCAACGAATTGCCGTGAAATGCTCGATTATACACATTGCCTGTAATCCTGAATGAGTCGCCAATCTTACACGGATATGATTTACTGATGTAAATGAAGTACGGCGAAACGGTAGGGTAGGAGATAGGGGTGAGCCAACGCTCATTTATATACGGTTTGTGCGCAGTCTCGGCGGCGTATTCAGCGGCTGACTTGAACCCATACACATCGGCAGTTTCTTCGCTGAGGTTGACATAGTTTGTGTAGTCGCCGACTGCAATGGAGTCTATGGACAAACTACCCGTAGCCACAATACTACCGTCCAAATACATCTGTCCATCTTCCACGCCGAACACTTTCTTGCCGTTCGGGTCTTTAATAAGAATATCGCCGTTATTAATCGTAAGTCCTTTATCATCTATAGTTACGCTGTAGTCTCCGTTTTCTTCAGAACCACCAGCTATAATGAGGTTGTTACCGGCTATAATCTTACCTATAATGACATCTCCGGCTACGCCGTACTTATAAACATCATTGCCGTTTTTGTCTTTCCCGAGATATAGTTTGCCGACAGCTGTTTTAGCCGTCTCCCACCCATCATCAGTCAAGACTATGCAATTGTTAACAATGCGGAGCTGTTCGCCGTCATATATAGGATTACCCTGTGAATCCGTAAGAAAGATAGGGTTGCCGTCGGCGTCGAGAGCATCCATACCCTGCGCGTCCTTTTGTGTTTTACGCAAGCGACCGAGATAGCCGCCGTCGTCTATGATAACTTCTTGATTTTTAGCCGAGAGAGCTTTGTCTTTTGTAAGTATCAGAGCCTCGTCGATCCACTTGGAAGCATCGTTGACCTGCTTAGACATATCTTCGACTATGCCTGTGACATACTGCAAGGTAGCCTTTGACTTTGATACATCGCCGAACACATCATCAAACAACGACCTCGGGTCATACTGATTGTATTTGTTACCAAAGGTTAGAGATATGGTTTTGGACTCAAAATCTATGTCTATAGTGAGCAAGTGCAGTTGCTCAAATTGGTCATCGTCTACTTCTGCGGTCACTATACAACCGCTCTCAAGTTGCGAAGTAAATGAGGCAAATTGCTGTGAAAAAATAAACGAACGAGTTGTGACTTCAAACTTTCTGCTGGGTGTTGAAATTTTAGAAAGCTGAGTTTTGGCTCGTTTCATAAGCTCAACACACCAGTCAAATATCTCATCCTGAGACATAATATCCGTCTTAGTGATATTGTCGTCGGTGTAGTCGGCTTGCTTTATATAGGCAGACAACTCACGAAGAAGCTCGTCCGTAAATATGACTTTGCCGTTGACGTCTCTTGCAGTCGTAGACAAGCTACACGCCGCCTGAATGGCATCTATCTGAGCTTTAGTTGCGTCTGCTTGTGATTTTTGAGAATTATATAGCGTCTGCTTCTGTGCCTTGGCTATAGATAACTCTGCGATTTTGGCATTAACAGTTGCAAGAGCGACGGGCACAGCATCCGTAGTCGCGTCATCGCCAACCGCACCACTCTTTTTGAGCTGGCTAAGCAACGATGTCTTCTTCGAGCTTATCGTGCCGGAAAGAATACAATCACGACAGGTGTAATAGATATCAATCTGAGTATTCAGCTTGTCTATATCCATCTGCGTTTCGCTCATAGCGAGATACTGGTTGTAATACTCTCTGTTGAGAGCTACATAACTTTCTTCCACAGAGGCAATTTTTGCTTCCCAGCGCGTAACCGCGTCCTGTAACTCAGGAGACATCCAATGTTTATGGTATGTGAAGTCGTAAATAACGGTTGTACCGATAGGGTTAACTCGGCGAATACTCATATTTTCGTCGCCGGTAACACTTAACGCCGTGTAGAGGTCGTCGTAGTCCTGCGAAATATCAAGCCCCTCAATAATATTGTTCCTTGCAAGATGAATACTTGTAAGGTGTTGGTCGGCGTAGGCAGCTCTATCATATACAGATATCTTGCGGTTAATTATGTCGTAGCAGAACACACAATCGAACTTGTCCTGCAAGTCGTTCATAAAGAACTGGTATATGCTCGTAGACTCTGCGATCTCAAAATATCTACTGCGAGCCTTAACCTTGTCGTCTATATAGTCGAGAGACCATGACGGACATTTAGCCATGGCAAGGGTTAACACACCGTCTTTGGTATCATTAGATATCAGCGGATAAACACCCGCCTTGTAGAACGGCGCTTCAAGCTCCTCAAGCTCACGCTCAACGGACACACAGGATATCTCTTTTACTCGCCCCTCTTGGGAGAACGAGTCTTCAACACTGTCTATTATGAAATATCCAATGTCCGAGGCGTATATATATCTTCCCGTTTCGAGGTCACTGTAGGTATCACGCACCTTTTCGTCGATAAGCGGAAGAGTAAAGGCTAACTCAGAGAGAGAGCCAAAATTGAGGGTAGCATCTATATCTTTGGCATACGGCAATGCGCACACCGAATTGGTAAGTAAATTATCTGAAGTCACATAACTGCCGGGGTTGCACACCGTGAGCAGGGGAGTCTCGAAGCGTTTGAATTTGTCAAACCTTGCTATCACGTCATCCACCTCGCATTATTCCAAGTAAACTTTACCGACGACACACCGCCGGTAACAGAGATGATATTCTCGCCCGGAACAAGCCTCAAGAAATGCTGATTGACAAGCTTGTTGTAATACTCGGCATTGGCGTCGTTCACAATCGTTCCTATAGCACAATCGGCGTACAACACAGCCTTTGCCGTTGCATCTTTAATCTGCATAGCACGGTTGTTATCGCTTTTGTTCGTTATAGTCACATCCGCTTTTGTGTTGCCGCAGGTGATAACAAGATACGGATAGACGTAATCCTGTATGTCCGTATCAACATTAAGCGTTATATCCGAGCTAAAAGAGGTGGCTGTGACCTCCACTTTTTCCTGTATAGCCATTGTGGATGAGCACATACAAGTACAACGCCAGCCGACAGTACCCTCGGCATATTCAATTTTCTCAGGGTTACAGAATACGCACTCAAGATATTGTCTTTTTATTGTACCATTCACACACTCGGCTTCTTTGTCGTCCTCGGGGTCTATATAGAGCTCTTTGAAGGTAGGGGAGTTGAAGAGCCAATTCTTTATAGCTCGCTCATGTACAGAGCAATACCCCTCTTCGCCGATTATCTCGACCTCGAACTCAAGCGGAGCGCTCTCGCGGGAGACTCCTGTAATATATCTTTTATTCTGTGCAGGGAAGAACGACGACGAGTATTCCACAGAACCCTCCGCCGAAGTAAGCCCATCTGTATCAATTCGCAGAATTGAAAGATTATAACGCGACGAGTTAACTCCGTCATAAATGAACCTATTTCCTAACAGATAAATATTGACTCGCCCCTTTCTAAAATAATAAAATCCGCACACAGTTTTGATTATTTGTGTGCGGATTTTTGTGTTATATAAAAAGACCGTCGTTATGGCAACGACGGTCTAATTGATTTATTCTGCATTACTTACAAGATTTGTATTGTACTCATACAGAACGAAATATTTATAAAAATATCTCCCCGTTATATGCTTGACATTGTTTTAGAGTGTGATATAATCAGCTTATAGAAAATTATTTTTTCATTTTCTTAAACTCATTAAGAATATCTGTAATGATTTGCTTGTGAGCTCTACGCAGCTCGCCAACCGTCTTCTCGTCAGCCGATCCATTAATAACAACGTCGCCGACTGTAATATTACACGGAGACGCTATAGACACGGACGACGCACCAGACAGAGACTTAATCATTGAGCTGAGCACCTCACCGGGTTGATTAGCCCACTTGTAAAGAAACTCACTTGCCTTGGCGTTGAACACCTTGTCGCCGTCATTGAGGAACTTATAGCGACCCTTGTCGGGGGAGCCGAGTATAAGTTCAAGACCCTTTTCGTCAATGTTGGCTATACCGCCTTTGGCATAGGGAGTACCCGTAGCATAACCCTGAATATCAGACTTCCACACCCAACCGGTATACGCGCCGTTAACACCTATGAGGACTTGGTTGCCCTTAACCTGATAAACGGTATACTTACCTCCGGGGACATGAGATGCCATTTTTGCGTTGCCGCTTTGAGAAGAGAAGTGCGTTGCTGACTTCTTGATAGTCACCTTATCGCCACGGTTGGGTCCAGACTTGGGTTTCTGTGCTGGCTTTTGCGCAGGCTTTTGCGTGGGTTTCTGCGTTGCCTGTTTCTTAGCCGCAGCGGCGGCTTCTTGTGCTTCTCTCGCCTCACGCTCGGCGGCGGTCTCATACTTACCCTTGTTGTAACCCGTCATATTGTCGAGCTTCATGCCGTAGTCGTCGTCGAGTAGACTATTGTAACGGTTAAGAGCCTCGTATGCGGCTTCCCATTTTTCTGTGATTTCGGAATCAATTCCTGCCTATAATAACCTATCTTATTTTTTATCACGACCTCAAGCAGGAGTTGCTTGATTGGCTTGGTCGCTTAAGTAGTCTTTGTAATACATCCAGCGTAATGGTTGCTGGGATATAGGATCTACGCCACTTGATTTTGCTTTGCCCTTACACACTTTACCTATTGTACTGTTGTCTGTGTTATAATAATCAGCCGCCTCCTTGGCAGTTTTAAAGATTAAACCAGTAGTTAAGCATATAACACCTCGTGCAAGAGGATGATTTTCTCCACGCATTCTCCCTTGAGCTTGTTTTATTTTGTTAGATATATCCTCTTCTGACATACTATTATAGTCATCAAGGTAAGCCCAGACAAGACGCTCATCGCCTAACACACCAGCCGAATAAATTTTATTTGCGCAACATGACGAAATGCTCGATCGGTGTGCGTCGTATTTATCCGCAGCATCTCCAATGCAATCAAAAATCTCTTCTGTATTTAGCAAGACTACCGGACGAGCGTTTGGATTGTTACCCCTTACAGCTTTCTCTTGATATGCTTTCAGAACCGCCTTAATATTTTTGCCGAATATCTCTTCTTGAGTTTTCCCATAATTTGGATTTTTAGTACCGCATAGACGTCCTTTATTCGCAGCCGATATTTTTGCTTTAGCCTCGGGGGAGAGCGTCTTGCCGAAGGAATGATTCTTCTCTCCTCTATTCGACATAGAGATTCTGTGTTTCCACATAGCTATCTCTTCTTCATTGAGGATATCGTATAGACTTACTCCGTACATCGGATTATTCTTACCACTCACATCGTGGTGGTGAGCCCGCATTTTTGCACGAGCTTCTTCGGACATAACATATCCACGACGAGTGTTTCCACCTTCGTCATAATTATATCCATCTTGATAAGCATTAAAAGCCTTGATATAATAAATTTCCCGCTCGTCAAGAATAGAGGTATCACAAAGCTCAACAACACTAAAGTCGAAAGAGTCTTGTCCGTATTTATTCCATTCTTTTTGGAGAGCATAATTGTAGTGCTTGTTCGATCTTAGCAACCTTTTGTGGGCTCCGATTCTTCGATAAATATTCTGTGACTGACCTACATAACATCTTCCATTTTGAATGTTTTTTATTAGATAAATTCCGCTTGACTTAGGAAAATCCAAGATACACTTCCTTTATTTCAAAATAATAAAACCCGGCAAAACCGGGTTAAGATAGGTTATTTTGTTTACTTGCGCTCGCAACACGCAAATGATATTGCCAATATATCCTCATACTTTCATATGAGAGCAGACCATATCTTCATCTTATATTTTCTATATAAGAGCTACACTTTTCCACCACCATTAGCTTGCGGTGTACGAACTTACGTTCTGGTCGTTGGGGGCAGTCCTGTTTAAACTTTCCCTGCGAATTTCCCATTGTCGTAGGTACTTAGGGTTTAACCGTATACCATCCCTGCGTTCTTTCTGCTTTCGCACCATACCACTTAGGTGTTTCAACTCTTTTGTTTTGGTGCAGGGCTTTAGGGAGTCCTCGCATATATGTGTAGTTTTTCACACAGATTACTCTATGCGTGAGCCATTGTGTTAACCCATACTGACGATTGTACTCAATCATCTCCTGATACAGTTGAGCATTACCGTTCTGCAAGTCTTTGATGGCTTGCTGACGAAGCTCATAGGCGTTGTCAAGGTAGTCCTCGATAGCTTCTATTTGCTTCTCGTAATACTGCGTCTGCATCTCTTCGAGGTCGTCGTACATCTTCTCAGCCTTGTCGAGTTCCTCATCGCGCTCAAAGTCGTTTAAGTCTTTCTTAGCGTCGGAGAGATTCTCTTCAAGTTCGAGACGGCGCTTCTGCGCTTCAACGGAGTCGTCTGCTTCGAGTTCAAGCAATTCCGCCTGTATATCTGTAACCTTCTTACGCTTCTCGCGGCGCTCTTCCTCTTTGTCTATCTGGTCGTAGTGTTCCTTGAGAAGGTCGCGCTGTTTGTCGTAGAAATCTTTTACATTATCTTGACGCTCTTTGAGAACATCTTTCTCGTTATTCTTCTCCTGCTTGAGCATATCAATGCGAAGGTCGATGAGGTCTTCAAGGGCGTCCTGTGAGTCCTTAGCCTGTTGTTCCTCAAACTTATGGATAGCCTCTTCGTTTTTACGCCACTCTTCGGCGTATTTGGTCTTATCGTTGAGGTATTTCTTGTAGTTCGCCGCGAGCCATGCGTAATACTCGCCCTCATCGATTTTACCCATTTCGAGCTCATGCTTCTTAAGGTCAACAGCTTCATTCCAGTCGTCGAGGCGTTTCTGCTTCTTCCACTTGTAGATTTCCTCTTCGTACTTGCGCCACTCTTCAGCATACTTCTTTCGGTTATTAAGCTGCTTCTTGTAGTTAGCTTCAAGCCAAGCGTAGTATTGCTCTTCGGTAATCTGATCCATTTCGAGCTGATGCTTCTTAATAGCCAACATCTCGTTCCACGCTTTAAGGCGCGGGTCATCAGACGAGGATGGTGTAGTTTTAGAGGTTTTACCAACATACTCTGTTTGAAAGTTAGAGTAATTAAGTTGGCTAACCATTTTTTGCATATTCTCAAGGCTTTTTATCTCATTGTTGGTAGTAACAACTTGTGCCTTGAGTGAATTAGTTAGATTACTTGATAATGCCTCCGTCCCTTTGTTTAACTCATCTTCGAAATTTTTTGCTTGTGCTTTACCTGCGGCAATAGCTTCAGAGATACTCTTTTTGTTCTTTATCGCATCCCAGATAGCAGCAAGCTTAAGTGCAGCTCCACCGGCTTTTCCTATAGCAGGAATAAGGGCAGAGCTAAAAGCTTGCACCACGGGTCCTACACCTATAGCGAGGTTTAGAAATGAAAGACGAGCCTGAGCTTCCGCTTTAGCTTGTTCAAGACTGGCTTTGGTAGCATTTATTTGTGCCTCCACCATTTTCTTAGAAGCACCAGTTTTTATCTGTATGCCATTATTCGTTACCTCAAGAACATCAGCATACATTGCACCGCTTTTAGCAAGATTTAATGCCGTTGAAATAGAGATTGAGCCATTTTTATTTTGTTCCTCTATAGCACCGTTCACGAGATCATAAGTTTTTGAGATTTCTTTTAGCGCAGCGTCAAGCTCCTCATACGAGTTAATGAGCCCATCTACTCCACTAACAGCTCCGCCAAAAGCGTCCTCAAACTCCTTAACCACTTCTTGAGTTTCAAACTGAACTGCTTCAAGTTTAAAGGCAGCGGCAAAAGCCAACTTGGCGTTATCAACATTTATCTGTCCATCGTGAAGTTGCTGAAGAACGGTGCTTATGTTGGTCTTTAGCGTATCGCTTGCACCCGCGAACATCGCGTCAATGTTTTCTGAAATTACATTGCCATCTTCGTCAAAAAGATCATCCAGCCCATCTGTTAACGCCTTACCATTGTCATCAAAAACCTTAGTAAGCCCCTTAGAAGAACCAAGAATGTCGTCAACAGTTTTAGTGAATCCGTTAAGAACCTCTTTTGAGGCGTGTCCATTTACAGAGACTTTAGCAAATGCCTTAGCGGCTCCATCTACTCCACCAGTAAGCTTAAGAAATGCCTCCCTGTCTTTTTCGTCAGGAATGGCTTTTTTGAGGGCTTCGCCAAATTTCTTAAGCCCCTCTGGGGTGTTTGCAGAAACAGCAAGCTTCTCAAGTTCGTCTATAGAATCTTGGTCAACATTAAGATCCTTAAGCTCGCTTTTAAGCATTGCTGCTTTTTCGGTAGCGCCTGAGAGCGAGAACACAATTCCTTTGTAAAACGCCTGAGCTTCTGGATTTGTAGAATCTTTCCAATTTTCAGCAATAGCGAGAAGATTAGCCCGTATCTCATCTTGTTCCTGCTTGTTTTGCTTGAGTTTTTCGTTCTGCTCTTCAATTTCTTTATTTTGCTCTTCAACACTGAGATTGGGATCGGCGCGTATTTTAGCGATATTGTCGTATATTTCTTTGCGTTCCTCTTCTAACTCAACTAACCTTTTTTGAGCAGACGCAGCAGCCTGTACTTGGTTGAGGTCAGCGTTCCAATTGGTAAAATGTCTGTCAAGAGCGACCTGCCACCATTTTTTCTTGTTGCCGAACTTATCATACGAATCTCCAAAGCTCCCGGCATCATTAGCCTCTTCCCACGCCTTTGTGTCAGCTTTATCTGCTTTATCTTTTTCAATTTCAGCTTTTGCTTTTAAATAGGCGATTTGAGCTACAAGTTCTGCATTTTGCGCCTCTAACTCCTTTGTCTGCTCTTCATCGGCAAGCGTAGGTGATTCCAACGAACGAAGCGCCACAAGCTGAGATTTAACATTTTTGAGCGCCTCTTCCTGCGAGTTAAGCTCTTCTGTTGTACTCTTGTACTGTTCACGAGCTTCATCCGCTTTCTGCGCAAGCTCGTCTTCTATGTTGATTAAATACTGGAACCCCTCAATCAGTTTCTGAATAGCGAACTGAGCAACAACAGTGACAAGCATACCCGCAGCGGCTTTGAAGATATTGAGTCCGACGGCGGCGAGTTTTGATTTGACACCCGTAGCCTCTATTTGGGTGGCGGCAAGTTTCTGATGTTTTACGAAACCATCCCATGTGGGTCCACTCTCATCAACCGTTTTAAGATAGTCCTTCATGGACTTGTCGGCGGTTTCTAAGAGTTTAATACGGTCGTCTGAACTGGCTCCGCTCCACTTACTAATAAAGTCTTTATTGTTCTTACCAGAAACGGAGTTTTCGTCTATAGATACAGATATAGCCTTCAGAATAGATTCTCGATATTCTTTGGTAGCACCCTTAACCTTCTTAATTTCTCGTAAAGTAGCTTTGCTCCAATTTTGAGGAGCCTTCATCGCTTTTTCCCAAGGTTTCCCAAGATTTTTGGTTAAATCATTATACTGCCCCTTTATGTCTTTGAGCTGTGCCCCAAAAATCGCAAGACTATCAAACCCCGTGCCACTTCCTTTAGTAGTGAATATCGTTTGCATTATTATTATCATGGGGATTGATAAAAATAATACTATAGCTTAGGAGCTGATAATAATGTTAATTTTAGATTATTGTCCCAAATGTGGTTATGTATTCTCAGGTGATGAAGAAGTAGACGTAAACAATTTCATAGTTTAAGTTAACAACAGCAATCAACCGATCTTGGGGTGAGACACATGTGTAACATACACCAGCTCATCCATCTCAAAGAGAGTACCAAAGAACGACTTAAATTTAGTCTCGCCATAATTTGAGTGTGGGATTCTGGGTCAAATCCTCGAAGGTAGTTCAAATAATCCTCGCTAATAATTACCCAATTTTGCATTTTCGCTCCTGTAAAAAATGGTCACATTTTAAATGCGACCATTAATACGATTTTGGTAGGATTCGTAACCTCTATTAATAGTATACACAAAAGGATCGAAAATATCAACTCAAAAAAATAATAAATTTTAGCCAGTCGCATCCTCTTACTTCCCTTGTTTATTATTGTCTCTTTCACAAAAGGATAAGCTACGCAGATTTGCTGTAGAAATAAGACTTCCTGCATTAGGAACATTAACCCTAACTTTGGCGTTTGCTGATTCTATAAGATTTTTGTTCTTGTTACGGGCAAAAAGAGCACTTAAAATACTATCCCTAAGCTTCTCGAACAATCCTTTCACCTCTATTACAACAATAATTATGTTTGTGATATACGTATACGAACATATAAAGAAAAAATAAGCCGTCTATAGCGAGTAGACGACTTGCTAATTCGAGAATGTAAATTCTCACTTATAAAGTTGATACTACAGCAGCCGTCTGGATGCACTACTGGGTGTTGACAAAATTTACAAAAAGTAATAAAATAACAAAGTACATAACCCCAACCGATAGTAGTTCCTGTTTGACAACTCGACAGGTTTCTGTTGGGAGAGGAGTGAAGGCGTATGGCAAGAGTAAGGGTTACGACCAAAATAAGAGTCACGATTAAGGCTCAGGTCAAAGTGCGTGTCCGCCAGCACTAAATGGTGTCTTAAGGGAGTGTTATGGCACTCCCCTTTGCTATTATTACCTTTGTGTGCTTCAATCATTTTTTGCGCCTATCCCCAACGGCGGCGCGTACCGACCTACTGCGAACAACGAACAGGTTATCCGTTGATAATATAAGGGATTGTTCGCTCATCCCCGGAGTCGAGCACACCATGTTGATCCGTAGACCAACCGACCATTGTGCTCTGTGAACATTCTCGTTGCTTTTACAACGAGCTTTGCTGCGGACTTTCCTATCTCAGCCTTATTACCGTACCGACTCGCTTTCACGGTCGCCGCCATAATATTACTACTATGGGTTGGTAGCCTTGCATGCGGATTACCCCGTGCCACATTATCAAGCAGCAATGCGCTTCTTATACGCACCAGTATCAGTCGTTTTTCTTAACACTCTCTTGTCATTGTTAAGCAATGACTCGTTCAGCGTCACCGCCAGAGCGTTTCGTGGGTATATTCCTCCGATAATTGATAAGCCCACGTTTTTGATGGATGTAACAATGCCGACTATTGCAGGAAGCAACAGTTTGGACTTGGCGAGTGCATCCGCGAATTGGAGTGCGCCGTTTGCCAACTTTACAAAAGTAACAACGGCATCACTGTTAAGAAGATTTGTAGACAAAGACTCAAAAGAAGCCTTTGCTCTTGCAATATTTGCCTCAATACCCTGCGAGTAGGCATCGTACTTCTCCATAGCCGTTCCGGCGGAATTAGCACTTATACCCGCATATTCCATCGCCTTACTGTAGTTCTCCATAAGGGTAAGGACGTTTTCTTTCTGTCTCGTAGCACCGAGTGCAGCGGCAATAGCACTCTGTTCAACCTCAGTTAGCGAGGACCATTTAGCCTGTACTTCGCCAAGAACATCATCAAAGTCTTTAAACGACCCTAAGTTGTCACGAAGCTGAATACCAACTCTCGCCAACACTCGTTCATAATCGTTCAGCGACTCGCCGTCGTCATCAACAAGCTTATTAAGCTTAACATTTGAGTAGCGAGCGAACATAGTTTTGAACGCATTACCAACAGACGCCATGTCCTGCTGAGTAACTTCGCCAACAGCAGCAAGGTAGCCGAGGAGCGTGTCCATTTCAACACCGGCAAGACGCGCCGAGTTTGCGGTCTTACTCATACCTTCAGCAAGACCACTAACGCTGACAGCGGCAGCCATATCAACAGCGGAGAGCTTATCTGCTACAGACATCGCGTCGCCAAGCTCAACTTTGTAGCCCTTAATCGCCGAGGTGAGGTACCGAGTTGCCTCAGCGGAATCAATCAGACCTATCTTAGAAAGAACGGTGCTGGTTTTTATCAGTTCGTTTGTGTCTTCGATAGAATAACCCTGTCTAAGCCAATCGTCGGCGGCAGCGGCTACTTCGGAAGTAACAGCACCAAGCTCCTGAGCCATTTCAGAATAACTCGCCACGAGCTCTTTAGTACGATCACGGTTGTAACCTGTAACCATAGAAAGGTTGACAACAGCCGAGTCAAGCTTGACAACATTATCGTAGACCTCTTTAAGCTGTTGCACCGAAAAACCAGCGATAGCAGTTACCGCCCTCTGCTTAATATTTGTCTTTAACGCGCTGTTAAGCTTATCGAAAACATTTGTTGTTTCGACACCAGCTTTAATAGCATCGAGTCTTAAATCGTTAAATGTATCTTGAAACTGTTTTGCGGTTATATTTCCGCTGTCCAAGGCACTTTGAAGCCCCTTAAAGCCGCCCATAAGACCAGCTTTTTCAAGCTTATTACCATATTTATCCATATACTTATAGAGTTGGTTATAAGCTCGTAAAAATTTGCCGGAGTCTTGGGTTATTGACTTGGTGATTTTCTTATTAGTGGACCGAACCTCTTTCTCTATACTATCTGTATCAAGAGAGAACTTGAGTTTCGTGACTCCGCTTTTATTAATCTCTTTGGCTATACTCTGGATGTCTTGCAGTATCTGCCGTCCGGATTCGCCGCTTATTTCGCCGCCACCAGATACGCCAAATTTTAACTCAATTACGTTTTTGTTATCGGACATAAATGCCTCCCTATATAAATAGCCGCGCTCAAACGAGCGCGGCTACCTTTACAATATTCCGCTATCCATACCGCCCCACAGGTAGGGATAGTCTACTTTTACGCCCGGATGTTGCATCTCAAAGTCATTGACTGTATCGGAAATAAATGAGTTTGGGGAACGAACCCTTTTGTTGCTGATAGGCAATCCGCTATTTCGCCCTTCCCAAACACCGACCACAGAGTGAATCTTCGGATAACCCTGAGTTATCAGCCCGAATATGTCGTATACACCACTTCCAGTAGGGACACCACCAGCCCCAGTCAGCGAATCTCGTTTTAACAAATCACTCGGGAACACAATATCAACGACCCATTCGCCTGAGCGTTTATCAATCTTTGATATACCGACGTGAATTTTACCTACACCCATTTTGCGAGCATAAACTGAGGTCGCCTGATTATACGCATCAACAATCTTGTTGCGCAACTCCTTAGCAAGCTCGGTCAGCTGATTCTTGTAGTCGGGGTATTTTTCTTTAACTATTCTTTCGCCATTTTTGCTTGAGATAAACTGTTGAAGCTTTTGTATAATATATTCTTCAGAAATCACTTAGCATCACCATAAATAACACACACGGGTTCTGTTACGGCTCGTACCACTACAACAGGTTCACTGATAACTCTGATATAAACTACATCAAACATTTCAGCCTCCGTTATTCGCACTTATCTGCGGAATTGAACAATGTCGGCGAAACGCGAAGCTCGACTATGGGTGTTGCGGGGATTTTTTCGTCAGCCATAACAACTCGTGTGTCCATAAAGATAATACCCTCAGGCAGACGACCGGACTCTTCTGCCGTCAGCTCAATTGTGTATAAATCAGACTCTTCGTCATAACCGACATTATCCGGGTACTTTCGCGTGAAGAGAGTCTGACTATCCATGTCTTTATCGAGCTTAAACAAGAAGTCTATGTGCTCGATATCAGAGTGGCTTATATTAAACTTAATAGGTATAGTGGGAGTAGTGAACCTCTTCACACAACCAACTCCTTACTTATTATTTCTTCTTCTCGTGGAAGTCGAGAATCCCGTCAACTATCTTGCCTTCATCTTTATTAGCAATAACCTCGCTCAGCTGCATAAGTTTTTCGAGATCAACTTTAGACAGCGAAGACTGATTGGCGTTTATGGTGTTGAGAAGTTCAGCGAGGGACTTTGCCGCAGAAGACCACGGGTCATATGCCACTCTAAGCTTCTCGTTATATGCAGCGAAGAAAGCCTTTTTCATTGCGCTGTAGTTGACATATCTAACGCTCTTAACGATAAATTCTATAATATCATTTTCATTAATAAGCTTCCACATCGACTCAACGCTGTTGCTGAGACCAAGTTCTTTGGCATTTGAAACCTGTAAGACAAGAAAGGTCTCAAGCACGAACTCAGCAAAGTGAGCGATAAGACCGCCGTTGTCGTCATAGCAGAACTCAAGAGCTGTACTGATTATCGTCTCAACATCAGAATAGGTCAGTTCGTCACGGATTTCCATCTCTATCTCTTTATTATCAACTTCAGCTTTATATTTCAGCATTATTTCTTTTTCTCCTTTATTTCCTCGATAATACCGCTGTCGCGCAGATAGGCAAGACCTATGCAAATAGCTTCAGCGATATCATCTTTAGCAGTTATTCCATAGCATTTTGAAACATAGTCTATTGCTTGTACCTTGAGGGCTTCTCGGTTAACCTTGTTGCCCTGATTAAAGCCCAACACCTTACGCCATTGTGTCGGGGCATAGATTTTGAACGCTGTATTATGCCAATATGACATATCCATAATAGCGCCCTGAAGTCTGCTTAATGTGATTAGCGTCTTAATAGACGTCCTCAGTGAGACATCTTCAAAAATAATTATATCAGCCTTAGACTTCAAAAAGAGGAGATGTATCTTTCGACACATCTCCTCAAATCTATCCTCTGGCGAAACGGACTTGTCAGCCGTGAGTTTACCAAAGCTGACGAGATCGCCGTCGTTGAATATGGCGTAGCCAGTAATAATACTGGCTTGGTCTAACGCCAAAATTCTCATACGGTTACATACCCGCTTCCGTCGTACTTGATGGCGTTCGTCTGTACGAGCTCGCCCTTTGCATCAACATAGACTATGATTCCGCTATATTTGTTGTAAGAAACGACCCGACACTTCCTCTTGCGGGGCAGAGCCTTTGACTTGTGCTTCGGAGCTTCCCTGTCAGCGGCTTCTACAACCTCTACAACGTTTTCATTATCCATATTGATTACTCCTCTTCGTCCTGCCAAATAAGATCAAGAATATTGTCGTCACTATCTGCCATAAGGTCGCAGGTGATAGTGATAGTAGCGGGGTCGCCGTTGTTAGAACATGACAGAGAGAAGTTGGTCTGGGGAGAGCACTTGTACGCAACCATTCTGTAAGGAACAATCTCGTCGTTCTCGGTCTTCTCATAAGTATCACCATAAACAGTGAACGCTTTCGGGAAAGTCGTGGACTTGATGTTTATCTTGCGCACCTTCTCGGTAAGCTCAGTCATGTAATAGACAATATAGCTGTCGTTAGCCGTTGCACCAGTAACGGTAATCTCTTTGGAGCTTCCGGTTGCCGTAGCGGTAATCTCTACGCCGCAGTCATCGTCTGCCTTAAAGACATTGACAGTGCCGACGACAGGAGTGCCGGAAACGGTCAGCTTGCCCGCAATTTTACACTTAACGACTTCACGCTTAAGGAACTTAGCGGTTGTCTCAAGGCTCGCGCCAGTAATCAGAGAATAGAGCTTAGCTGTCTTCATCTGAGTCTCGAACGCTATTGTGCCGCCGCGATCGCCGTGGAATGTAACTCTCTTCGGGTGTCCCTTACCACCGTAGGCATAAACAGCCTCACCGCTCATCTCGGTCGTTGTCGTATTAGCAAAGTCGAGATTGAGGAAAGGCTTCTTGCTCTTATATTCAACGAATATAAGGTCACATACTTCTCTGTTAGCAAAAGTAGTATTGTTGTTCATATTAAACCTCTCTTATTTATTTGTTAAATCCTTGAACCACGCCGAAAGCTCTATGGAGTCCTTTCCCCATGCAGCCCAGCGAAGTCCTTCGACCGATTCATAAGTAATGACGTTGAGACGCCTGAACTGGTCGTAAAGTTGTAATATAGTTAAATCCCAGATATTCAGTAGGTTTAAAGAGGGATGCTTTGCACATACGGCGGATATAATGTTCGGAAGTGTGTAGTCGTTAGACGGCTGTTCTTTTTTCTTAGCCTTATCGAACTCTTTCTTCCGCGCTTTACATCTTTCGTAAATGGCTTTAGCTTTTTTGTTTGAGAACTTTAACTCGCTCTTACTCTCTTTCTCCATACCAATTATCTGAGCAATTAAACTTTGTATATCTCCGAAATTTCCGTTGTTGATTTCGCCGACCACTTGCTTATCCCTATAGACCTTGAAACACAAGCTTTTATCATCAAAGACAACCTTTTCTTCAATAAAAAAAGAGAGTGCCTCGAAAAAGGTCTCTCTTAACATTGGGTAGGTTATTAAGACGTAAAAGGTTGAAAGGTCGGGTATGAGCATAGGCATTTGCCCGTCAAGCTCGCTCGGGTCGAACATGATTACACTCACATATCCGAAGAACTTGTCGTAACCAAGCTGACGAACCTCCGACAATCGTGGCTGTCGTACATGACACACATTGCCGACGGCGATGGAACTGCCGGTAATCGAGTCCCACGGGGTCAGCTTCATTTATCTACCCTCGCTCTATCTCGTGCATAATCGGGTACAGTATATGTCAGAAGACGAGCAGTAAAGCCTTCGGGTGCAGCCGCGAGCGTCGCTGAACTAAGTTGTAACCTGCCTATACCAAACTCTGAACTGCCGTTTATTAGCAAGTCTATTTGACGGCATATGTTATCACGCCTATTTCCCTTAACGCCCGGAAATCTATCGCTGTCGAGCTTCATAAAGGATTTGTTGCAGACGACTTCTACGAGGAGCGTCATTCTCTTTATGCTTCCACTCGGAGCCTTAGTAACCTCTGTGTCAACAAGCACATAAGCACCAGCCTCTTGAACGCTCTCGTCTATCCAACCGTGGTCGTTAATGTGGTCTTCCCACTTTTCAGCATCGTCATCATCAGGAGCATATCTGCCGTTCGAGACGAGCTTCATAACCTCTGATGACTCCAAAATTTTGCTGATAACGAGATTGTTATAGTCTATAATTTCATCGAGGTGTGTATATCCTGCCATTAGCCAGTCACCTCGACTTTCTTATAAGCGGAGCGCTCTCCGCCGTCATTCAGTTCAACAGTCAGCTTTGTGCCAATGAGAGCATCATTAGCGTCAACGGAAATAATTAATGCACCATCTTTAACGGAATACTGTATGCCGTATGTAGCCCCAGTCACAGACCACGACGGAACAGCCTCTTCATCAACTCCGCCTGAGTCCTTAAAGAACTGCGCAAGATATGTTCTATGCGCTCCAATTCGGAGCGTATCGCGTCCGGCAATCTTACAAAGAGTACCGGCGGTAGACGGCTCGCTTGGAGCGATGTAATCACATATGCGCTCTTTAACGTTGTCTCTCGAAGCATCGTACTCAACACTTTCGACATTCATAATAAGAAGATGTCCGTTTTTGCCGTAACTTCGGCTTATCGGGTCTTCTCCCGTATAAATGTAGCAAGTGAGAATTTCGTCGCCGTTAGCGTTGTAGTTAACACCACCGGCTATGCGCTTATCTATATAGAGCTTGGCTGTGTCTTCGTCGTAGGGGAGATACACCTTGAACTGCTTGTGTAACGACTGAACCGTGTTGTTGCCCTTAAGCGTTGTCGAATAAACGCCCGAATCCAAAACACCCCAACGCTCTATAATATCCGAAGTGCCGTTTTGGAATCTGAACAGATGGTTACATAGCCATGCCGTCCCTGTTATATGGATCTCATTTACCACCCTCGTTTCAACGACGATGAAGTGTTCATCCATAATTTCAAGGATATCCCCGACATAAAGATTCTCGTCGGGGAAAGCGATAACTTTTATTTTATAAGCCACCTCAGTCCGGTCAACCAAGAAACGCTGTGGAGTTCCGTTACGAGTTGCGTTCGGCTGATATCCCGGATTACTTATAACCTTAACTTGAAAGTTGTCTTTAGCCTTTTGAATGATTCTATCTCGGTCTGATACGCCATTTATGCCGAGACGCGCATTGTAGTGAGACCAATCAAGCATTACGCCCACCACCAATCTTGTTAAGAAGAGCTAAAGCCTTGAACACCTCACGCTTGCAGACCTCTTCTGAAACCTCATTTTCGTTGAGATAATTTAAAATATTCACAACGGTAATAAAGTCCATATTATCCGCAAGTTTATCAAAAGTCGTCAAAGCTCCCGTGGCTTCTATGGTGACGCTATTTATGTATTCCGATAAATGTATGTCCTCCCCTACGCCAAGCACATCATATTCTTTTAAAGGAATAATTTTATAAACGTGTCCCGTAAAGCGATTGACAAAAGTTTTAAGCTTTATAATGATCACCTACGCTTTCAGTGAGGCGATATTACCAGCATAATAGGTATACTCAGTCATTTTACGGCGATATTCCTTATAAAGGGAGTTCCTGAATTCCGTCATCTCTCTTAAGAGATTGGCAGGGGAGAAGAATGAATAATCCTTGACGGATAAGGAATTGCTTAAGTTTGTGCTATCCAGAACCTTAGAACTGACCCAGTAATATGCGATACCGAGAGCAAGAATTTCGATTACTTCGTTATCCAAGTCAACCTTATATTCTTTACAATCGGTGTCTATCTGAGAAAGATCTATGCGGCACATCTTCTCGAAGTCCGCTTGAGCGCTCATAAGATATTTTTCAAGTATATACTCGCGCTCGGATTCCGATAGCTTCAAGAAATCATAATCAGAGAACTTCAGAACAGCCCGTTCGTAAATCTCCGAAAACGGTGTTGCCATTAAATCACCTCTCGGACTTCATCAGATTACAACCAAGAGCCTCCTCGAAAGCTCTAATCTTCTTGAGAGAGTCAAGAGTTCCATCCTCAATAAATGTGTTAAGAGCAACGACAAGATTTTCTCTTGCCGTAGTAGTAAGAAGCGGAACCTTTGTTTCGATATCCTTTACACTCCAACCGCAGACCTTCTGGAAATCATCAGGGTCGATAATGTCCTTGTAATATCTGCTGACTGCAAGAGCGTTATACACATCCTCGGGCGTATGCTCGCCGTCGTCAACCGAATCGACAAGTATCTTATTTTCGGTGAAGAATATTGCTGCTGACGCCTTTATCGAGCGAAGCAGACTCATCGAGACAGGCTGTATATCACCACAAAACTCCCAGTCAATGGTTTCACCACTTCTTTTATCCACAAAAGTAAGACCACCAAAAGTGTTTGATTTTACATATACAAGGGTAGAATCCTCGATTCTTGAGGGTCTCTTGGGCACAACGGGAGCAGCCTCAATCGTCTCATTTGCTTTCGTCTGATTTTCTGCATTAGTTGTTTTAGCCTTAGCGGCTCCCTTCTTAGCGCCTGTAGTTGTTTTATTCTGCTGTGCCATTATTATCTTTTACACTCCTTTTATTCTTAGAAAGGGGAGAGCCACGCGGACTCTCCCCAAAAGTTTAAATTTGATTAAGCGTTGATGTCATAAACGCCAATCTTGCTGTTAAGAACAAGACCAACGCCGACGGGCTGTATGTACACATACTCCTGAGTGAGGTCTGCGTTATCAGTAGCCTCTTTGACATTCATAATGCCAGTACCCTCGTTAACAATCTTAATCGGCTTGTCGTCGCCAGCTATAACAAACACCTTAGTGTTCGACAGAGCGAAGACATCGGTACCGGGCTTGTGAGCCTGTTTCATGCGAAGCATCGGAGTGCCCGAATACTTGCCATAATAACCGAAGTTGTAGATGTCGTCCTTAGCTTCGTTAGAGACAACAGCGTCGGCGACCTTCTTGAGAGCGCCTCTTGTGCCGCAAATCTTTGCAGATGCACCCGAAGCCGCCTCGACATGATCGATAATCTCGTCCATGTTAGCAGTAGTAAACGAACCGCTCTTGACATACTTGTCGCTAAGACCAGCGGTCGAAGCAGAGATATTGTTGAGGCAAGCCAGAGCGTCGAGGGCTATCTGGTTTGTAAAAGCCTTACCAACCATATCGACAAACTCATTGAAATCAACGCGACCGGAGAGAAGTCTATTCAGATCCTCATAAACACGAATAGCTTTAGCTGTAGTCTTAATAGTAACAGCCTCGCCCTCGGGGATTCTCTGACGACGAACGCCCTGAATACCAGCCGCTGCATCAGCAACGATAAGGTCGTTCTCACCATGAGTAGTGAACTTAGCCTCGTCACCGTCTGCGATATTGCGATACTCGCACAGGCTCATAAGAACCGGGTCGTTTGCGATACCCTCATTGATTATTGCGGGAAGAAGAATCTCAACAAGGTCAAACACGGGCTTGCCGGGTCTGAAGTCGCGAGCGTTAAGCTTAGTAGAGCCACCGTTGAGCTCAATAAGAGCATTACGGATGGTCTCGGATGTCTCTGCGGCGGAATACTGTGCGTACTGCTTGCCCTTGATAGCGTCAAGTGCAACCTTAACTATGTTGTTATCCATTATTTTTTCACCTCTGTGTAATCTTTAATTTTTGGTTAAGCTATTTTGATGACGATCCATTCGCCCTCAATAGCCTCGACAGTGCCGATCTTAGTGGAGTTGTCGGTAAGGCTCTTAACGACCTTGCCCTTAGTTCCAGCCTGAAGCTCGACGATATCACCGACCTCTATAGCGGCAACAGCATCAAGAGCCTCCTTGGTAACAGAGAAATAACCTCTAACAAGCTTGTAACCACGAAGAATGTCACCAGCTCTATTCTTGAACTCACCAATAGTGTTGCCGGAAACAGCCTTATCAACCTCGGGAGAAGCGATGAGAACGATGTCGGACAGAGCTGTATTTGCGGCGGGAGTGCTGCCAGTGTGAACCTCGCGCTCGCCGGAAATAAGCGCGCCAACCTTAACGAAGTTGCCGTTTTCAATTGCAGTATCTTTGCTGCTGGGCTGATACTTGACGGAAACAAGGTCGCCGCCAAACACAGTGCCAGTCAGATTATCAGTTCTAACTTTTGCGTATGCCATTGTATTAACCTCTTTCTTTTTACAAAAATAAAGCCCGCCTCATGCAGTGGGCAAATAAATTATTTACGAGAATATGTTCTAAAGAAATCGTCTACATAACTTGTAGACTCTTGTGTGTTGGGCAGAAGCCCAGCTTTTACCGTCTTCGCAGAGCCATACTGACCGCGAATAGCAAAGCACTCTTTGCGCAGGTCGTCTGCGGAGAACTCATAAGCCTTAGCCTTGAGGTCGCGGAACGACTCAAATCTATTCAGATCGCCGAACTCTCCAAGAACCGCGTCACACTCAGCCTTATGAGCTTTGTCTTCAACATCTCTCTTGAAGTCGCGAAGCACAGTCACCTCAAGCTTCATAGCATCGAGAGCCGCAACCTCTTCGTCTGTCAGCCATCTCGGCTGTATATGAACCCACTCGTCGCCGACGGTCACTTTACCGTTCGACTCGTCAAGAGTGTACGGGCACTTAAAATGGTCTTCATTGCCGTCTTCATACGAATACTTTTCGATATAGACATAACTATCATCGCAGTCCATCGCCCAATAGCTATGAGCATCATCGCTGAGAGAGCGAACCGCTTCTCGCACGGCGTCAAGCTTTTGCATATAAGTCATAGAGAACTCTTCTTTTTCAGGCTCAACAACCTCAGAAGCCTCGATTTCAACAGTTTCAGAAGCTTCATCCTGCGCCATAGTCACGGTAATCTCTTCTGCGGGGACTTCAAGCTCAACTTCGGGAGCTACTTCAACGGTAGTCTCCTGCTCAAGCTCCATATCTTTCTTGTCTTCCATAGCGTTACCTCCTTTCTTGCGCAGAGCAAAATAATTAGCGCATTGCTCTTTAAGTTTCAGCATTACATCATCAAAGTTGCTATTATCAAGCTCAAACTCTTCAGGTTTGTACACTTTGGATGAGATAAAGCAGGGTTCGGTATGCTCTTCGGGATTGTCTGACATACCGAGGAGGCAGAGTTTCAGGAAGTTAAAATCAAGTATTTCCTGATAATTCGAGTCCTCAGCTAAAGGTCTCGACTGCTTGACCTCTATCTCCATACTCTCCCCGAAATATACGTCGTCGGAATATATAGCCGACATAAGTTCGGGAACGTGCTCGGTATAGAGGATGCACTTACAGACCAGATAGGTTACTGACTCGCCGTACTCCTCTATCTCGCGGAACTCAAAACTGTCATTTACAACACAACCAACCACTTGGGTTAGCGGTTTAAAATTCCAGTTTTCATCTATCGTATAGTCATGACCGCCAACAAACACACCTGTACCGTCGTCTCTTTCAATAAGATGGGCGACAATGGGAAGATAGTTCAGACCGTACATCTCTTTCTCGATAGTCTCGCGTGAGATATAAGAGTAGTTTCGATTTTTGCCACACCCACAAACAGTACATTCCGCAAGCGTAAAATTCTCATTCAGCTTTTGGAGCGGAGTGATTTTTGAAAAGGTGTGAATTTGAGACACTTTTCCTTCCATGTTTCCTCCTTCCTTAAAAATGTAGTTTATTGCTGTATATGGACTTTGTGTCGCTGAATTTGCTATGTACAATGTCCAACAGCTCGGGTGTAGCCTCAAACATCGCTATGTCGATGTCATTGATTTTTTCCCGAATATAACTAAACCCCGCGTCACTAAGAGCCTTAATGACTGCGGGGTCTGCTATCTTAATATACTTCATTTGTTATTCTCCTTCGGACTACTGCTTATCGCGTGTCCTTGCGCCCTCATCAGATAGGTCGCTTTCATCCTCTGGGGGACGCCCTATCTCTTCGGACGAAGTTGTGTGTGAGCTCAGGAGCGGCTTAAGCTTATCAACGCCAATAATATCGTTTTCAATGCGATTAAGCCCAGACACCATAAGAGGAGTCAAGCCGAGAGCCGCAAAATACATACTGGGAGTTACGCCATATGTAGCCGCTTCCTTATATATACCAACGATATCCTTGCGATTGTAGATAGTAGTTGACAAGAACTGTATTTGGAACTTGATAGTTCCGCTGAGATATTTAAGATGTCTGTTGACAAGCCTCTGCGCGTTACCCAAGAATCCAAGCAACAGCTCTGAGTCGGTGGTTATAGCAAGGCTCATACCGCCCGATGTATCTGTTTTACCGCCATGAAGAACGCTGTTTGAACCGCAGTTCTCCCAATACTGTTCGACCGAGCGAGTAACAATATCGACTGTACTTATACCTCTATCTTGATCGAAGTTGAAATCCTCGACCTTGAACGGGAGTACAGCCGCGCCAACCTGCGGAGGAAGCGCATTGCAGAGGTGAGTATAATACTGCATTGCCAAATTCCAATCTATCGTCGGCGCCCCCTGACTATCAAGGTCAATTCTGCCGACAAGCACCTTATAATTAGCAAGCTCGGTAGCCGTCTCCTGCAACGCCTTATAGTTCTCTATATCCAACAGGTCAGGGAGACAACCAACATAAGGCGGTATGAACGCACCTTGGTCGCCGTCTGCGGTGCAGAACGGGAGACACCAAGATATCTCTTCGGGGACGAACTGTCTCTTAACGCCATCAGATTTATAGGCGTTCCACATCTTGGTAAACTCGGGTGGATAAAATCCAAGCTCGTCCTCTTTAATCTGAGACATATCAACTGTATAGAGATAAGTACCGTCAGCGATAGCCTCAACAGTGCAATAATCAGCGTTGATTTTTTGAATGAAGAACGAATCGCCAGACTCCCACGACACGCCAAAGAAGATTCCCTCGCGTACCGCACTCACGGCAGCCTTGGAAAGCTCGTTCTTCAGATTCCAAATCTCACACTTTTTAGCCGCAGCAAGATATTGCTTCTGAAGATTATTAGCTTTCATCTTAGACTCATCATATCCAAGAGGGTAAAGCACATAATCCCACAGCCACATATTTGCTTGATAGTTAATAAGGCGACGATACAGCGGCGAAGCATTGTAAAGATACATCGACGCATTGCGAAGACTCTTTGCGTTTGTTGACGGGTTTTTAAGCCACGTCAGAATATTTTCCTTTGTATAGGTGGAGTACGATTGACCTCGGCTCTGCTGTGAGGACGCAGGATTGCTTATATTCCTTTGAGCTATTTTCTGTGCATACAGAAGAGCTTTATGGAACTCCGCCTTTGCCGCTTCAAGATCGACTTTCTTTTGCTCTTCAGGCGAGAGCGGCGGAGCAGTTTCTTTCTTTTTTGCCACTTCGCGTCTCCTTTCTTATTTAATAATAGGTTTCTTGAACGCAAACACTTTACGCTCGGGTGGTTTGTTGCTGGGCTTAAGCTTTCTCTCAAGCTCTTGAACAACCCAATAGTTGTAGCCGACCGATGACACTCGGTCTTTTCTCATACCGGACTGCTCTTTGACTTTTATTAAAGTACCTGTAGGTGTGTACTTTAGGCTTATTATTTCGTTAATAAAAAGCGTTGTGTGAATATATGGAAGCAGAACTTTACGCTTTAGCTCAGCGTCGTCAAGTATGGCTTGGACAATACCTCTCGGCAATTCGTAGAAGTCATTTTCGGAACTAAGGAGTTTAATCTTATTCTGTTTGAAGCCGTCACGCAACGCAAGATACATATCATTATTAAACTGACTTGTAGCCTGTATCGCCCAAATGACCTTTTTAGCCTCTCTATCTGTGCAACGAGCCGCATACACATCGTCATTACAACAACTAAGTGGCGGGTAAGTGACATTGTACTCCGGGTCATATATATCGCGCACGAGAGCGTCGTACACGCCTATACCAAGACCCTTAACATCGAGAGCTATATCGGTACAATGGAACTGCTCGTACAACCTGCGTATACGCAAAGCGAGGTCGTTCGTGTGAAGTCCCTCATGATTCTCCGTATATATAAGGTTGCTGATGTATCTATTTTCTGAATTAGGTATAGCCCTGTTAATCCATATAGACGCGGCGTCGTTGTTTTGCTTCTTAGAAGCCAACAGCGCAACGTCGGCGGAAAGAACACGCCTCTCATTAAATGCGAGTGGGGGTATCTTCTGTTTATAATTAGGTATAAGAGAGCTGATATAGTCGGGATATATGGCTTGCTTTATCTGACGAGTTTTAGCTATATCATCGTAAGAGAACAGCGAGCCGTCCGTATCTCCGAACCACAAGCACTCCATTTCCATACCGAACGTCGTCTCGGACTGGTCGCCCTCGGAAAGCTCGTCCGCTATCTGATTCTTGTCAAGCAGGTGCTCTTTTATCGAAAGCTGATAGGGGAGTCCGCAGGTGAAATATCGACGCTGATCATCACTCATATTCTTCGCGTATGTCTGAAGCTTGCCAAAAGACCAGTGCGACTTATACCAAGCAGACGAGAGATATATTTCTTTGTTTCTCTCAGTCAGATGTGCATATTTAGGATTATTGAGATATCCCGGATTTCTCGGAGCCGTCAAAAATCTTTTGAGAACCGTTTGAATAATAGTAAGCGGTATCATACGGAACTCATCGTAGATAATAATATTAGCTCTGTTGTGTCGAGCTTCATCATTTGCAGTTACGACAAATATACGGGATGTGTTCCTAAACACAATCTCCGCTTTGGATTGATTTATTGTTATGCCCTTCGGTTCTATCTCTAACTGAAGATTGGCGGAGTTGGGCATAAGAATCGTTTGTATTTTCGTTAAGACCTCGACGGACTGTCCACGGGTCTTAGACGCAATACAGATAGCTGTACCGGGGTACAAAATACAACGCACACAGCAGAACACGGCGACCAGAAAGGTTTTTCCCTGCCCGCGCGCGGCGATGTACATTATATAGTTGCACCAGTTCATCATATACAGGATTATCTGCTGAAAAAGCTTAAGCTTAATATTAAGATAATCCATGCAGAAACGGTGAGGATTAGCCCTATAGAATGAGCACCATGCGTCCACGCCGTTCATAATTCGTTTAGCCTTGTCGTTAGCTAACTCGCGGTCGCTGAGCTTATTCCGTGTCGCCATAATCTTCACCGTCACTTATAATGGCGTCCAACAGTGCGTCGTCGTCGCCCTCGTATTCAGGCATCTCAACACGATATTTTGCCATCTCTTCCTCATAAGCCGCACTGTATTTGTTTTGTATTCCCAACATTTTACACAGATGTCCGAGAAAGTAAACCGTTATGTATTTGCGGATTCCATCAACATCCTGCCATTCGGGGAGCGGCTCTGAAATGGGGCGTTCATTCTCCCATTTCTTAATAAGAGTGCCAAAGGTGTTTTGCTCAACCATAGCGTTTTCGTTATTCTGACTTGGCTTTAAGTTTGCTGTGCCGAGGAGGTCTTGAAATACCTTAAGTGCCTCCACAAGCTTCATAGACCCCTTGCCTTGCTGAGCTTTTAGAATATTGAGCTGAGCGATACACAGGTTTTTGAAGACCTCTTCCTGCGATTTAGTAGAACACTCATGCCGCGAAGTCCAGTCGTCATATTGCTCCTGAAGAAACTTGAGCTCTTCGGGTTCAAATCCGCCACCGAAGAACATCAAGGTCTTCTGCTTTATTTTGATTTCAGAACTATTGTTCTTTAAATCCTCTACGTCATTAATGACAGTTTCCTCGTCGCGTATAGTATCGTCGTAAGTTTTACCTTGATAACAACGCAAGGACATTTTAGATACATATGAGCTCATACGGCTGAACGACGCTGAACTCTTCTCAGTTGCATCGTATATCCTTTTCGAGAAATACCAGTCGAACTTCTGACATAGACGCTTCGTCGCCTCCATCTCTGAGCCAAGTTCGTCGGTATACAATTCAAACAGCTCCTCGACGCACGAGCGACACACAGGGATAAATCCGTCGTTGCCAGTATGAATAGGGGATTGCGATCTATAAAAGTTACCAGTAAGCTTCGTATATTTTTTACCGCACATAGTGCAGTAGAACTCGGTTCGACCATTAGACGACGCGGGCTTTTTCTTTTTCTTGGAGGTCGATTTAGAGCGACCTATTGAGTTTTGAGCTATGTTACCCACATCCTTTACATATAAAAATAGCGCCCCTATATGGGACGCAAAAAGTTAAATTGGCGGCGCTTGCAGGATTTGAACCTACACTATCAGAGCCAAAATCTGATGTGCAGCCCTTACACCAAAGCGCTGTATTGCAGGACTCGGGCGGATATCGCTTGCATAATACCCGCCCAAAGTTCTGCTTAAGGAGGAATGAAATTTTGAAGCCGCTTGCAAGCAACCGACAAAATGGAGTTGTCTAATTGAGCCGCCCATATGGGCGGTATTTGTAAAACTAAGGAAACGTCGTAACGCTTCCTATACAAAGGCGAATGACCCCTTTGATAACCTAAGTTAAAATCCAAGTCACGTCTTTTCGTCAGCCATCGGGATTTCTGCGGCTTAACAAGCCGCCGCCGAGCGCTCAGGCAACCCAATACTTAACTTCTCGCGCTTCCTCGCGCTTGGATTTGTGGAGCATCCTGCGTGACTCGAACACGCAACCCGCTGCTTACAGGGCAGCCGCTCTACCATTGAGCCAAGGATGCATATGCTCGGATTTGATATCGCTGGGACACATCATAGAGAGGTGCGGATAGTCTGACGTACCGAGCTTGTGGCGCAACTCCACACGTCCCCGTTGCGCAATACGGGATATTGGTTGCGGAGGCGGGACTTGAACCCACGACCTTTAGGGCATGAACCTAATGAGCTACCAACTGCTCCACTCCGCTATATAAAACAGCTACGAACAGAGGGAATAGTGCCGTTATGTACAAGGTCATACGCAGCCTTTCTTCTTATTCGCAACATTGTCTGCATCTCTTTAACAGTTACCACATCAGGATAATTGTCAAACAATCAAATCATTCCATTCCTATATTTTTTATCAGTGCCCTGCGGGAACTGTCTACTCCTCATCAGTGGAGCGACTTTCTACCCGCAGGGTCTTTTAGTTCCCGCCGCGAGTTCACGGCTTCGTAAACCCTACGACTCGTCTACCGCTTATGGTGCGGCGCATCCTCGTAGAGCGTAATCAGTAACTGCATAACCGCCATTATTGTAGTTTGCAAAATATGTAAATTTTCCAATTAAACTTCTTGCACCCATAGTTAATGGCGAGATGGACAGTCTATCTCGCCATTTTTAAGTCCCTACTTACGGCAAGGGATTTCCGCTTTTTTAAGTCCCAACTTACGGTATGGGATAACCGTTTTTTTAAGTCCTGCTTTTACGGCGCAGGATCTCCACTTAGACGTGGGTGACAGAAGTATCGTTATATCACGCCGAGGCTCGCGAGCAGCTGGATAATTGCCACAATAGCAATACCACCAGTGAGGGCAAAGACGTTTAAAAAGTTGTAGATCAATGCAATTAGCATAATATCTCTCCTTTACAGGTCGGTGTAGTCGGGCTCAGTGCTCGGGAAGAACGCTACGCCCGGCACGAACTTAATAACATCCGACGGCTCCGGCACACACATCTCTCCCGTTACCGGGTGTCGGTAAGGCTTCGGCTTACGCCTAACCTTTTGAAATGTACCAAAACCATATATTGACAGCTTATCTCCGTCATTAACGACCTTGGAAATAGCGTTGCACACTGCATTAATGCAGAACTCTGAATCACCGAGGGTGAGAGAGTTATCTTTCGCCACAAGTCTTATAAGTTCCTTGCGATTCAAATTATCTTCCTTTCTTTCCTCAAAAGGCGACAAGCTTCGTCGCCGACTCAATGTTATAACCATCTTTATCGAGACACACATAAATACAGCCCTGCTGCTGAGAGTTAACCAACGCGCCGTCACCATATCTCATTTTCTGTGTCTCACACGCCGCACCCTGCTCATACATAGTGGTGTTTCCGATTTTATACGAACCGAGTCTGTGCGTATGCGCCATTACAAGGCAGTTGAAATCATATCCCTCATTGCGGAACCACAGCACGGCTTTCTCCGCCGTCTTCATAGGTGAACTGCTAAAAGCCTTCGGGTGAACAAACATTACATGACCTATCTGTGAAAACCACTCGCCAGTATAAATGACTTCGATATCATCGAATGTCTCACGCAGCGGCTCAAACCACGTCTTAATATGATTACGACGGTCGTAATGATAGAAGCCATCAACGAAGATGTAATCCAGTGCCGTCTCAGGCATAAGCTCCTGAAGGTCTGAATCGAGGTGGTTGGCGAGATATGCTCCGAGGCGAAGCTCATGGTTGCCGTAGTTTGCGATGACCTTCTTCGGTTTTATGTAGTCAATAAGGTCTATAATGTACTGCCGACCCTCAACCAGTTCCTCGATACACGGTATGCGATACGACTTCGAGAATTTGGATATCGACTGACAATCAAATATATCTCCGTTGAGCTGTAGGATGTCTACACGCCCGACATACTTTGAAAATGTCTCTATAGGCTTTGCGAACGGGAAGTGCAGGTCTGATATAGACAGAACCCTCGTCGCCACGCCGCGCTCAGCTATCTCACGTTCATAGTTGCGACCGCGATTGAAAGCGGCAAATTCTTTTCGATAAGCACTCTCGCCGAGCGTCTGACCGCTTTCTGCATTGAGCAACTCGGCTATCTGGTCGCAAGTGAGACCATAAATTTTCTTGTTGTCGAAGAGCCGAACGAAGTAGTCAACATAGGACTCTCCGCTCTGCTTCTTAGCGAAGTCTTCCATCAGCGGCTCACCTCCACGGTTCGTGGCGAAGCTTCTTCAGGTAGCGCATCACCTTAAAGCCCTCGGTGCAGTAGTATGTTTTCTTTCGACTGGGAGCGTAGCGGTTCGTTACCGTTATATGCGTTCCCGGAAACTTCTTTCTAATCTTAAAAGCTTCCTCCTGCGAGATTTTAACTATATAAACCATTCCTTTTTATCAATTTGGAGCGAGTTTTCTTACCCCTCTCCTATTGTAACCGCACGGGACACCCCTAAAATTTGTCGCATAATACGGCTATTTTAAGGGGGCGTTTATCCCGTTTGGGTCGGATTTTAGCCTATTTTTTGTAAATTTTTGCGTGATTTGTTGTCAATTTACGCGAAATATTTATATCGAGTGTATCTCTTTCCATATAGCTCAACATCACCCTCGTCGTCTTCTGCGAGCAGTCCGATAGGTTCTGCACCCGCTTCGAGAACCTCATAGAACGAGGTGTTGGGGTAGCCAAAGAGTATGTTAAATATCTTACGCTGAATCTGAGAATAACGAGGCTCTTCTATCTGGCGCAGGAGGTAGACCATATCGCTCTTGGTAAACGACATATTGCCCACATACTCTACGCACTCCTGCCTGATATCGCAACACCGCATCTGTTTGACGGAAGATTCTATGTCCGAAGCATATACACTCTTTATCTCATTTGTCATGTCTGTTACGGCATTGATGACGCGGGTGACTTTCTCGTACTGTCTACGATAAACATCTATGCCATTATCCACAAGAGCGGAGAAGGGGAGGTACTCCTGCTTCTTTCCTATCTCTTCTCTCTGAGCCCTGTACGAATTAATACAAGTCTGCACATGATCCATGGTCGTCAAATGCTTCTTGTAATTCTTTCGTTTGCGGTCATAGTAGCCTTTGCCGATATCCTTCGCCTTGAAGAAGTTAGGTTTAATAGCTCTTCCGTCGTCGCCCTCAATCTTATATTTATCACGCAGTCGGCGAAGCTCCTTAGCATTATTGATATTGAACTCTTTCTTTGCTTTGTCGATTTCAATGCCGCTCATAATATTCAAGATACATACATCTTTATATATTTCCTCAATATCACTATAACTGCCGCCACGATTAAGGACATCCCATATGCGGGTGTTGAGCTCCTGACTGAGGTTGATGATATCGCCTATAAGATTGTTGCTCGTTTTAACATCAAGGTCAACCTGCTCGTCGTGAGTATATCTGCGTTTTTTCTTAACGGACGAGACATCCGGAACCGCTATCAAAAACTTACCTTCGTTCTTAAGTGCGGCATTGATAAGGTGAAGATTATCCGTAAGAAGCGAGGTATCTGAATCAAAATCGCAACCTGATAATTCGTTTAAGACATTTTCGCCAATGCTGTTTATACAGACTATCTCGTTCGTCAGATTAAAGTAGCGGTCGATCTCGCTACACTCCACATTCGTCGGAACCCACACATTGCTCATTGAGATATGGGGACTGCGCGAACCTACGAGCCTCTGCCCGTACCCGAACCTCTTCGTATGTATGTTGCCAACACCCAGCACCGACACGCCGTCGAACTTGCCGATGCTCGCCTGTAACATCTCGATTGGATTGCCAAACAAGGTTTCGTAATTGCCCTCGACAAGCACATGACCGAGCCTAAGATTTTTTGTAAAAGACTTAAGAATATCTATCTTGAAGTCATGATAAAGCTTCGTCTGCGCAAACCTGTCGTTGAGACCGAGAAGCTTGTATACAACATCATTCTTCGACTCAGCAGGGGAGATGTCGAATTCGTCTTCTATCGGATATTTGATATGGTAGCGCAGAACTGCGGGGTCTGTTCTGATAGCTGTCATATAGTCAAATGTCTCCTTGAGGAACGCCGCCGTCTCAGCCTTGTCCATCTGCAAGCTGTTGAGAAGCTGATAGTGCGTCTGCACCATGCGCCCGTCAAAAAAGTGAGTCGGCTTATCATACTTAACAACGCCAAAGGTATTGTCGATGTGCTTCATCCAATCGTTTATCGTCCCGAACTTCAGATACTTGATGCTGCTCGGCGTGGTTACTATCTTTATATCTTCCACACGCTTCGCTTTAGTGTAGCCCTTTAGCTGACTCACCTCTGTTATGCCGTGGTCGGCAAACCACTGCTGCAAGTTTGTATTAAAGCAACAGCATTTAAAGAAGAGGTTGCGGAGTAGTATCATACCCTTATCGCTGTATTTGCCCATAGCTGATATATCTATAAGCCCCTGTCCGTCCCAGATAGAGTTGGTTATCTGCTCGTCTTTTTCTTCGGCGATTAGGTGGTCGCCATCTTCGCTGACGGACATAACCCTATCGAAGAATTTGCTCTCGTAGTCGTCTATCACGAGAATGTTCTCGGGGTTTATTTCCAGTATATCAATAATAGAGCTTGACGGCAGAGAGATATATGACTCAAGCGCAGCAAGGTCTACCTCTTCACCTTCGGCGACTTTCAGTCCACACATCTCCCACTTGTGCATACGAGCATACAGCTTCTCGTCAATAAAGAGACACTTGCCAACGCGAGAACTGCCGCTTGACCTCTTCCACCTGACATACCTTACTCCATTACACACAAAGCCGTCATTATACAGTGTCCTGCGCAGCTCCGCTGTGCTCTTCAACGTCTTAGGTGTTTTGATAAGCGTGTATACGCCACCCTCAAAACCGAAGTATTTACCGAGCACCTCGTCAGATACCGGATATTCCACAGGCTGTCCAAGTATTATTCCCACCAGCTCTCCGTCTTTTATAGCCACGCAGTCATTGAAGTTAAGATCTGAGTCTTTATGTCCAAAGCGAATATACCTGTTTCTGCCGGCTTTATTAAACTCCGCCACCGAGTATTTAAAGGTTACATTTATTACACGCGAGGTATACTCTTTCTTTCTTCCGTAAAAGCTGAAGTTAGTGCGGCGGTACACTTTCTCATAAACCTCGCGCAGTTTTATCTGATCTAAACTGTAGTCGAGTGTGTTGGCATATCGTCTATAATTGACCTTGCCGTCTTTATCCACCAACGAATAACCTGTGTCGGGGTACAGCTCATTTGTTATGTATATATCCTTAGCGTCGATACCCGGTATATATATTGTATTACCTATAGTTAATTCTCCTCATCCATATCCGTATTTATGGCTTGATTTCCATAGTCTATGTAAGCGACCTCATCCCAACTGCCGTGGCAGGGGTAGTCGTTGTCGTCGTTGCCGCAGCAGTTAATCCACGGGCAACCCTCACAAAATCCTTTGTTCAACTTCTTTATTTAATCCTTTCTTTAAAATGCCGTTCACACCTCTTCCCTAAAATATCAGCCATGTCTCATTTCGTCCGAGTTTTGCTGTCTATATATTACAAACTTCGGTTTAAAGTGTCCCGGTAGGGTAGTTTATGCCCCAATACCCGCATTATATAATTCTTTAGCTCTCGCCTGTACCAATTCCCAAAACTTACAATTTTTAATTTTTGTATTCAAAATTCTTTCGATTTTTTCTGGCTCAAGTTGATGTCGGACTCGTATCTCCGAGAAACACGGAGGTCCCGGCATTTTCATAGCCTTATCGTCACTATATTCCCAAAAGTCCGAGCGCCCGGTGTACCTAATATCTATAATATAAAGATGGTTACGGGCAACCTGAATGCCTATTTTGTGATTTATCCAAAAATTGCACTGCATAATTTGGTCGTTAATAGTTTCGCCGCCGCCGTAACGGCACTTCCCATTTATCAGCCGTGACTGGTTTTCCGTTAATCAACCAGTCGTCCCCTTTACAGCTTGGCTTGTTGCCATTCCACATATCCTCTGTGTATGTATCAAAAGGAATAGGACAATCCATTAGTTAACTCCCTTCTCACGCGCATACCATAGGTGCGCCGATAAACCCCTTTTCTATAAGCTTCTTGTGGAAGAACTGCTTGCCCTGCGGCGTAAAGAGCACCCTTACCGATACGATATCCGACTTAGTGTACCAATCTTTTGTCTCAAATAAGCCCTCGTTGCTCTTCTTTGCGTAAGGACGAAGCTGTTTGGCTGGAGTGCGGTACAAGTACTTTTCGTCTATCAAAAAGTTAACGAACTTACGCTCAGAGATACCAAGTTCTTTGGCGGTGTCTCGAAGCCCTGTACATTTATTAGGGCTAACAAACGTGTCGTAGAAGTCCGCCTTCGGCTGAGCGACATCGAGCTTTGATTCCAACGCGTTCGTTTTGTCGCGCAGTTTAAGAAGCTCTTCTGCAAACGCAAACATGACATTGGGGTCTTTCTGACATTTAGCGAGAAGCTCATCGGTCATGTAGCCGCCCGTCTTACGAATGGCGGGAAGGATATCTGCTGTAACCCAGCGTTTGAAAGCTTTGGCGCTTGGGAGCTTGCTCGAAATAATAAGGCTGTAAAGACCCGATTCGTTGATAATAGCCATTTCCTGTGCTCCACCAAGGGTGTCGCAATTCGCGACGCCCTTATCTTCTGCGTCCACGTGCTTACTAAGTGCGTCTCTTGGATTACTATACCCGAGCACCTCAGCCACATCTTTTCCCACAAACCACGGTTCGCCATCAATAGTTATGGCGCGGATTTCTCCAAATTCCTCATTGTTAAATACTGTCAATTCATTCGTTTCATTTTCTCCTTTGTTTATAATGTTAAAATTTGCAGATGGAATAACTTTTCGCTACACCACCTCTATCATTACGAGACTTTTAGCCCCGCCTCACTTCTCCGCCCTGTACTTCGCTAACGCCGCCGTCGCCTTGCGTTTCTGTTCCTCAGAGACGCTTCGAGCGGCGTTCTTTCTTATAGTAACTGCGGAAGGGATAGCCTTTAGAATCATCCCGCACACAGTGCCGTCGTCGTAAACCGTCTGCTCTACAGGCGTCCAGCCTTTACGAAGCGCGGCATTGAAGTCTTTCGGGACGGTGCTGTCCATTGTCCATCCGTCGTCGTCTCTATATATGTGCGTCTCTCGCTCACTCACAGATATCCTACTCGTAATCGTCTTCGTCTTTATCTCCATTCTGAACCCTCTCCATCCAATCTTTTAAAAGTGTCCTCATTCTTCTGCTCGGCACATACAGCCATATCTCTTCTCCGCGTCTTATAGCCGATCTCCATATCCACTGCAACATAGTTGAAAGAGCGTACATATCTTGGTCTACCTCTACACCAAATTTCTCATACACACGCCTCTCCGCGACATTCATAAACAGGTTAACGGCGTAGGCGAGATACCTCTTGTTGATGTATGAGTTAGTAGCCCTCTCGTTGAAGACGACATAACCCTTGGTGTAACCTTTGCCCTTAACCTTGTTACAGGCGCTCTTATAGGTTCCCCACATACGCTCGTCCACAGGTGAGTTCTTCCATATATGCTTGTAGCAGTTGGCTATATGATTCTTAACAGCCTTGAGCTCGCCATCCTCACCAGCCTTACGCCTCTGATACCAATTCATAGACAGCGCATGGGGCGGGTCGCCTATACGGTTGAGCTTTGGCGACTCTACTATATGTATAAGGTCTTTAATGTGTTTAGTGTATTCCGGCACATAATCGGTATTATCAGAGAAGCGATAAACGCCGTCCTTTAGCGACACACCTATATATGTATAGGGGATTTTGTAAATCTTCATAAAATAGCAAAGCGCCTGTCCGGTAAACAAATACGTTAGCACGAACACCTCATCGAACGAGGTCAACAGTTCCTGCGGCAGAGCCCAGTAATAAAGCTTCTGCCCCTTTTGTCCATCAACACACAAAATATCGCGGGAGCGGAACATCTTCATCTCGTCTTCAAATTTGCCTGAGTCGTACAGCTTGTCTGTCGCCCGATATGTCGTGCCGTCTGATTCTAAAAAGCCTGTAGCGACAAGCCCGCTGACATCATTGGTCTTCATTTGACTCTCGATAAGAATATCCAAACTCTCATCTATAATGAGTGTGTAGCCAAACTCTCTAATCATCGCCAGCGTATCACGGTTATAATTTCTGAAAGCCGCGTGGGTTGTCGTTATGTTGCGCCCCTCGCTTATAAGAGCTGCTGTGTGCTCTGTCTTTCTAAAATGGTATTCGCTCAGCTTGTTGCTCGGCTCGACGAAGTGCAGCTCCGGGCAACCCTCTTTGATACGATTGCTCTCCGCCAGATACGGCGTGATGTAAATGAATTTCTTCTCCTTGTGTTCGTTCATATAGGTAATGGCAGCTTCGGTTTTGCCGGTACCCATAATCGCATCGCATACCTTGACTTTGATAGTGTTTTCCTCCTATTTTGAACTTATTTTTTTAAAATGGTTCCAAACTGGCTCACAGCCCTTGTGTATCAAGGCATCTGAGCACCCCCTCTCTTAAAAAACAATTTTGTGTTATGTGAAGGTCACAAGTCCACTAACGTGTCCTTGCTCGCCACATAATTCCGTCTACGGAGTAGGCGGGAGGCTACGCTATACCACCTCGGGAGAAGTTCTCTTCGCAAGCTTCGCTAACTTCTCTTCGGAGATACCGCTGACGCCTCCCTCAAACATCTCCGTAGGCGGGTGGAAGGCTTCGCCTTATTTCTAAAGGAAGACTGCATCCTCGGTTCGCTCCATCTTGAGGCGAACTCAGCAAGCCTTTAACTGCGCTGCGCTCCGTTTCCGTTCGCCTTATTAGTGTCGCTCACCTCGGATTTGCCTTGAAACGGCTTACGCCGTAGCCTGTACCACCATGTTATGTATATACCTTATACCCGAGGTTGGCTGATTTACCAAAATCTGAAGGTTAAATTTATGAATAAATTATTAACAGAAGTAGAGGGTAGAAGCTTAGCGCGTAGCGATAAACATAAATAAAAAAAACGCGCCCTTCGGCGCGTAAGACGATCGTACACATATAGAGTTTGTAGGAGCCTTCTTCGAAGACGTCAGCCTATACATACCAACCCTGATGGGTCTATAGGCTTATACCACGGACGAAAGACCGCTCGTAAGGTAGACTTTAGGGATTTTAGCCTGTACCACATCTTTATCTCGGATGCTCGTAGGGGTAACTTTGTGCGTAGAGCGGGCTTTTACCAGTTTTTTTAAAATTTAAAAAAGCACCAATCTACCTGACCCGTAGAAGATACCCTCTACTATGGGCGGGATTTGTGTAGTTCTGAGGGTCTATTTTGACGACGTGTGAGTGGGGTTGATTAACTAAGCGGTTTTTCACAATTATTTTTCTATTATAGGTCTAAAATAGCCCCCGTAGGGCTATAAATCTATATAACGTTATTTTATGGATTATTGTACCTATATATACCCGGTATATAGATTGTAATATTTTAATGCTATATAGATATTATTATTTTTGCATATTATTTTTTACCGCGTCGCCGTCGTCGTCGTCGCCTTCGATTATTATAATATAATCAATATTTTTGTGATAAAAAATCAATTCCATAACAGAATATAATCTATTTTATATAATATAGGTATTATATTATATATTATATATATGTCTATAGGTATAATATAGCGGCGTTGGTACTGCCGCGCCCCGTAGACCCGCGCCCCGTAGACCCGCGCCCCGTAGACCCGTGCGGGGGTTATATATTATTGCCGCACGGTCATGCCGTCGCCGCGGCTATGCCGCACGGCGGGTACTATGCCGCACGCAGCGCGCCGCTTTTTTATCTTTTTGCAATAATAGCGGGGTCATAGTTGTCTATATTGTACAAGTCCATCGGCTCCGTTGTATAGGTTTATTGTGCATATGTTACAAAGTTTATTATTTTTCTTTTTTGAGTATAACAGCGCGTTTTTGCGTGCTATAATATGGGCGTACCTTGAAAAAGCGCACAGTCATTTCCCCGCCGTTGATCGGATGCGGCGTATATCGCCCGGGGCGGCTATAGTGCTATTATACAAAAATCAGTTACGGCGGGTCGTCATCCTATTATGCCGGGGTATTTTATCGGGATAATAACGCGCGCGGCAAACGCGGGGTAACGACGGATATAATCGACTATGCGGGCGCGTATAGGGGCATATATCCGTATAAAATGGACAAAAACGGACTGATTTACGCACGGCGTTATGTCGCCGGGTATAACCGATTTTTTAATTGATTATAGCCGGGGGCATAGTCCCGAAAAATTTTTTATCAGAAGGATGGTATTATTATGTCAAAAATCACGAAAAAACAGGCAACAGTGGCAACAGTAACGGCAAAAATGGAGGAAGGCAACATGACAACGACAACGGCGGCGGAGAAGGCGCGGGAAGATCTTGAATTACTTATCAAAGAAAAAAACAGACTTGCTAAAAAAGCAAAGATCGACGCGCTTGTCAACGGAGATGTTACCATGTCGGAATTTATAGCAAACCCGTATTATAACCGAAAGTATATCGGCGCGGATGGCATCGCGGTAACGACCCGCCCGGCGCGTCTACGGATCATGGATGCCGAACGCGCGGCGAAAAAAGCTAAAAAATCAGTTTTTGATAACTACCGCGCGCCGGACATCTGTGCCCTATTTTTGAAAAATTGTGCGAAAAATATCGCGGGTGATTTGAGCGTTGACGAAAAATCCCCGGCGGCTATATATGTCAATCCCGATCGCGTGAAAAATGCCGGTTACAAGCTCACGCTCGAAAAATTTGAAAAATGTAGCATAGGTGCATTGGAGGTGCAATTGAATCAGTGCGCGAAGGCTATTATCGGCGACGCCGCGCCCAAAATGTTGAAGGCGGATGTCCGCGCTATTCTGAAGGCGGTCACGGCTTGCAAGATCAATACACTTGAATTTAATATCCGGGCGGAGGCGGCGCTCATGGATATCATTTTGGAGGCGATCCACCACCGCACGGAAGGCAACGCCTACACTATTACAAGCAAGGCAAAAATTTTATCCGAAAAGAAAAAATAATATATTATCTGTCGCCCGGGATTATTCCCGGGCTTTTTTTTATGCCATAACGCGGGATTTATTCCCGCGCTTTTTTAATGCAGCCGCAACCGGTTACAAGCCCGGGTAAATGCAGAGTAGAAAAGCGGAAAAATTTACAATTCCGCGGGATTTTTATGTCCAAAAATAAAGGAGGATTTTACTATGTTAAAAATCAAAGCTACACAAAAAGAGATCAAAAACGGATGCGCGTATATTATCAAAGTACCGTTCTGCGCGTTGCAAAATTTGCTGAGAATGGATGATCCGTGCGCGTATACGGTTAGACGCGAAGGATGGGCGGCGGATGTTTACGATTTCGGTTTAGCCGTTATAGTTACCGGATATGCGCCGTTTGGCAATATCGAACCGCCGTATGAAATGCTTAAAGAATACAACACAAAAGCTAATTCTATTTCAGATTGGCAGGCTTTAGTAAAGTTAAGAAATGAGTTCATACAGGCTTGTATTGCACTATAATTATACACCAAACGGAAAATCTACAATTCCGCGGGGATTTTATATCCAAAATCTAAATCAGAAGGGAAACTTAAAATGAAAACTAAAACAAAAATATATGCAATAATCGCAACCATCATGACCGCTTGTTATGCCGTACTGATTGCCTTGAGCGTGTGGAATCTCGGCGTACAGATGAAAATTAATGCGCTCAAAAGCGACGGCAGGAATGTTATGTACACCGACGCCGCCGCCTTCGCGGAGGTCTGCGATGAAATTGACCATCTAAAAACTCTAAAAGCGTGGAATTAAATCTAAAACAGAAAGGAATCGAAAATCATGCGCTATTACAAAGTTAAACCGGAATACGATCAGACCTACAAGAACCCACGCATACACGACGGCGACATTTTAATCGGAGGTGAGCTTTATACGGAATCGGAACGAATTAAAATGCGATTCGTGCCCGATAAGTGTTTTGATGTCGTGGATATCCCGCGCAACAAAACAGGATTTATGTTCGGCGCAAGATTTGCATTTGGAAACTAAAACAGAAAGGAATTGAAAATCATATTTGAAATTCAGATTAAAAATGGAAATCAGCTTTTAACAGAGGAGGGATATTAAATGCCGGTCAATACATACCAACAGGAGGCAATTGATTTTCTGAAAAGAAATCACATCAAAATGAAAATCACATTCCGAGATGTAAAAGCAAATCAGCTATGGGATGAAACTCAGTTACGGAATCGCTATCATGTCTATATTAAAAACGAAATCAGCGGCGAGTCTATGAGTATCTTGCTTTGGGACTCAATATATAACCGCGAACATCATCTTACGCCGACCGAATATGATGTCCTTGCGTGTCTCACGAAGTACGATCCCGGAAACTATGAGGATTTTTGTTCGGAATTTGAATATGAAACCGAAATCGAAAACGAATTCGGCAGACTAACGCGAAATCCGAAAGCTTATAAGATTTGGAAGGCGTGTTGCCGCGAATGGGAAAAGGTTAAAAGGGCGTTTGGCGACGGCGAAGTACTGGAGGAGTTGCGCGAAATAAACTAAAGAAAATCACTTCGGGAATTGGTAATGAAATTATATTCCCGAAGTGTTTCTATGTCAAAAACACAATCTAAATACTACAAAATCGAAACGAAAATGAAAGGAGCGAACATTTTATTATGTCATACGAAAAGTTTGTAAAGGGAGTGGTGTGGAAAGTCGGATTTGAAACGAAAATCCGTTTTGAAAACGACGGCGAAAAGTATACGGCATACATAACGGGCGGAATTATTATCTACGGAAATAGCACATCCGCTCTTGTATTGGTGCGCTGGGGCGACGGTCATTCGGCGCGAATAAAATTAGAGGAGGAAAGGAAATCATGAGCTATAGTACCTATGGAGTCGAAGTCGAAAAGCAAAACGGTTTGGTAATCGGAAAGCATTTCGACAATCTCGATGACGCTATGTGTGTAGCCGAACGGGCTGTGTATGAGCGCGGCTGCGTGTGGTCGTGCGTATATATGCCTAACGGCGATATTTATGTTGAGTATGAGATGTAAATCGAATACAGCTTTAGCTAATACGAAGTATAGCTTTAGCTAATACGAAATCTAAATTAAATTCTGAAAGGAAAATGAAATTATGTCACTTGCACTTATTAACAACACGAACGAAACTTATGACACCCGCGCTCTTTACATCGAAACGATTTTGCGGAATGTGCCGGAAATCGGCGGACTGAAATTCGCGGAGATACCAGTTGATCTGCTGAGTGTTCCCGCGACATATCAGCGCCCGCAGCACGGACACGAAAAGGAAATCGCTAAGCAGTGGAATAAGAAAAAGGCGGGCGCGCTTGTAGTTAGCTATCGAGACGGACAGCTCTATGTTATTGACGGGCAGCACAGGCTTATAGCGGCGCGAATGGTTGGCGAGCAGACAATGCCGTGTCAGATTTATGAGGGACTGAGCGAAGCAGACGAAGCTCTCATTTTCGGAAAGCAGGACGAAAACAAAATCAAATTGAAAACTATAGAGAAGATCTATGCTCTGTTTATCGGCGGCGACGCAAAGGCAATAAAGCTCAAGCAGATATGCGACGACTACGGTGTGGTGCTTTTTCCGCAGGACAGCAAGGAAACGAAACCAATGCTTACCGGTCTGCGCGTGACTCTGACTGCACTTAATGCCTATGGCGAGGACTGCGTAAAGTGGATTTTTGATACGATTAAGAAATCGGGTTGGCATCTTGTTCCGGGTGCATATTGTGAAGCGGATATAAATTCACTTCGCAATCTGTATGTCGCTCACAGAAACGAAATCGATAAGGCTCAGGATATCGTTATAAACATTTACAAGCGAACAAACTACGACCATATTCAGTCGTTGGCGACCGTGCAGTACCCTGCGAGAACCAAAATCGCATCTCTGACGGCTCTGCTCGAAGCGGCTATTGAAGAAAATGTGGCGTAAAATTTTAAAAGATTTTGGTAAATAACCGAAGTCGTGATATAAGATAGAGCCGCCGTGAAAGGGAAACCAAACTCGGCGGCTAATTTTTAAATCAGAAAGGGAATCAAAATGGAATTGAGATTTGCAATCACAACTGTAATTGAAATTGCCTTCGTCGTCGCGTTTTTGTATGCGCTGTGGCACGAGGGTAAAATTATAGCTTTCGAGGAACGGATGGAGGATGCCGTAGCTCGATGGCTTGCGAAGAAAATCATAAACAGAAGGAGGAGGGCTGCGGTTGACAGAAGAAGACAGAATGAAAAGGTTCGTTAAACACAAAATCAAAGTCTTAAAGGAATTGGGCGTGAGTCTGACAACCGAAGACGAAAAGCGTTTGGCGACGGCTTCCAGTTATATCGCTGTAGATAATATGGCGAGAACGATGATTCAGAAATTAAATTAAAATTCAGGAGGAAAATGAAATGAGTCACGAATATAAAGTAGGCGACAGGGTTATAAGCTTGTATGGACCAGAGATGTTCGCAAAAGCCACGGTTTGTTATGTAGACGAACCAAATTATTGGGGGATAGGGATAGCTTACGATGAACCTATTGGTGCGCATGATTGCGAGGGACACTGCGAAGAAGGACATGGGGATTGGGTTCAGGCGTCAGATTTGATACCCGAGCCTTCTAAGAAGGCTTCAGAACGAGAATATATTCAGTTTTAAATCAAGGAGGAAAATAAAATGTATTTTGAAAACGAAAATAGGGAATTTTTAGAAAAATACGACAGCGATTCAAAGCAGATAGAATACTATACAGAACAGGTGGAACGGATTTTTAATGAGGTCGGAATTGATAATGATTTTACTACGGGAGGAATAAAAGCCAATGTCAAAGAGTGGTTTTATAAGAAGGAAACTCTGTTTCATATTCTAAGAAATCATCCTATGTGGAACGAAGAAGCAAAGGCAATAATATTTCTCCGTGATGAAGTTAGGGGGCAAGACTTATCTGCGTTCAAAAGAGACATTAATGAATTGGTCGGGTATACATCAAGAAAAATAATTGAAAACGAGATTGAGACATCCAAGATGTTTGACGTGGTTATAAGATTGCTTTCTCAGAGCGCAAGTCGAGAGATAAGCGAACGCGAAGCGGAGTTGATAAACCGACTTGGGTACTATAAGGAAATGCGTTCTGGAATGAAGCGCAGTCGTGTAATCAATACAGTATTCAAGGAATATCCGATAGGCGATGACCGTAAAATTGACGCGACGAAATTCACAGACGAACACGAGGAGGGTGACAGAAATTATTTAAGCTATAACAAGTTGTTCGCAAAGGTAGCCGACGACACAAACCCGCTTAAAATAAAAAGGATTACGGTTTTGAGTGTGAACATATGCGATTTTCTTCTGATGTCAAATGGAAATTCGTGGAGTAGTTGTCACTTCATTAACAGCTCAGGCGCATATCGGGGCTGTTATAAGGCAGGGACTCTCAGTTATTCCAACGATGGTACAAGTATGTGTTTCTATACGCTGCCCGAAACATACGAAGGAAATCGGTGGTATATGGAAAAGAAAATCACACGACAGTTATTCTTTTATGAAAACGGTTTGCTTTTGCAGTCTCGCCTCTACCCGAAGGGCGGCGATGCGTCGGGCGAAAGCTATGGAGATTATAGAGCGGTTGTACAGGATATTATAGCAAAATGTATTGAAAAACCGAATTTATGGAAGAGGGTCGATGATGATTGGTATAGCTATATAGACACCCATGGTAACACGTTTCATTACCGAGATTACGAGGAATACCCTGACGAGTGCGTGTTCACATACAATAAGGAAATGGAATCGAAAACGACATATGGTTTGCATATTGGCGGCGATTCCTATTGTGTTGATTGCGGTGATATGATGGACTCAGATGATGACAGCGCGGAAGAGTTACAGTGCTGTGATTGTTTTAATAACCGCTCTTATTGCTATCGTTGCGGCTGTGTAATCGACGACGATGACGACGCATATGAAATTGATGGTGAAGTATATTGCGATGACTGCACATTCTACTGCGAATACCACAACGAAAGGGAAATCGCGTATGATTGCTATGGCGACAGTCTTGTAGTAGACGAGCTCATAGGCGGTTACTGGTATACAATGTGTATAGATGCATATGACGAAGCAGTAACGAGATGCGATAAGTGCGATGAGCTTGAATTTATAGACGATATGGTATATGTAGAGGAAATCGACTCGTATTTATGCAAAACTTGCTATGATGAATATATGGAGGAAAAAGAAAATGAAGTTGCTTAACATATTTAAGTTTCCGCAGGACAAGCTCAAATCTGCGTTGACTTGTCACTTGAGAGACAAAGGGTATTCGCCGATATCGGACGACGGATTTGTATACGCGGCGGGCGAGGTTCCGGTCTTGCTCGTCGCTCATATGGACACCGTACACAAACGGACTCCTGATATCATTTGTATGTCGGAAGATAAAAGTATAATGATGTCGCCGTATGGTATAGGTGGAGACGACAGGTGTGGTATCACTATGATTCTCGAAATTATCAAAGAACTGCGGTGTCATGTGCTCTTTACGGAGGATGAGGAAATCGGCGGCGTGGGTGCGGGAAAGTTTTGCGCGAGTGGAATAAAACCGAAAATCAATTTCATAATCGAATTTGACCGAGCGCACGAAAGGGACGCGGTTTATTATGAGCTTGATAACGAGGTGTTTGCTGAAACGGTAGAAAAATACGGATTTAAGCGAGACCACGGTTCTTATTCGGACATAGTGGATATAGCACCGGTACTCGGGTGTGCTGCCGTTAATTTATCGTGTGGATATTATAACGCTCACACTCAGCACGAATTTGTTTCTATCCCGCAAATGTACGCACAGGTCGAGAGAGCAAAGAAGCTTATAGCAAATGAGTGTAACAATTTCTTTGAATGGAAGGAGTTCGTATATGATAGAAGTTGGGATAGCGGAAATTGGTGCTACGGCGGATGGTACGATAATTATGACTACTATGACAGCAAAAACAAATCCAAATCTAAGAGTAAAGTCAAGCCTGTGTCCAAGGAAGTATCACTTATACCAGACGACGCATACCTTCAATCGTCAGACGGTGACTGGATTGAAGTTGGAGAGGAGATAGATGATTTCTTTGTGGATGATTCGGGAACAGTATATGTATACGACTCCGAATACTTAATGGTAATTCCATTGTTTGAATATGTGGCGATAAGCGCAAATGGAGTGCCCTGTAAAATGGATCCGGACAACAGTTTTATGATCGAAGTCGAAGAGTAAAAGGAGGAATTTTAAGATGGGATGGACAAGTTATCATGCGTCGTTCTATAAGAACGGCAAAATAGATAGAAAAGCAGAGTGCGACAGCATAATGAATTGCGATATGGTAGGCAACAAAGGGAGATATGAAGTGCTCAAATCTGCTATGGTAGGCTCTACTTACTATGCCGCTGTAAAGAAAACCATTTTCAAAACGGGAGCTGAGCCCGAAAAGGAAAGCGTTTTTGGAGTGGTAATGCTCACGTCCGTTAACAACAAAGACTATTATAACTTTTCTTACAAGGATATAGATGAGAGCGCTGGTCCCGGTTACTATGATTGTCCGAAAGGAATACTTGATTTGCTTACCCCTACGGAGTATGAGTGGGCAGAGAAATGGCGAGAGCGCTGCTATGAGAATATAAAAAGAAAAAAGAGTCCAGACGCACTCAGCAATCTGCCGGTCGGAAGTGAAATCAAATTTACTTTGTGGGACGGTACTGAAAAACGGTTGGTAAAGCATCCGGCTGCGTATCAGTTTAGTCGTCCGTTTTGGATGAACTTAAATGAATATACATATGTGCCGGTAAACAGAATCCCTAAAAACTACGAAGTAATAAGAAGAGGCGCGTAACCAACTTTGATTATCGATAATATTAATTCAAAAAAGGAGAATTAAAATGCCAAATTGGGTAACAAATCGAATTGTGTTTCATGGAAATCAGGAGAATATAGACAGGGTTCTTCAGTACATAAAAGGAAATGGGTCTGAAATCGACTTCAACAAAATTATTCCAATGCCCGACAACATTTATCGCGGTGATTTAGACAAGAGAGCGATGGAGCTGTACGGCTCAAATAATTGGTATGATTGGAGTGTGGCGAATTGGGGCACGAAATGGAACGCGCAATACTCCTCACTCGACAACAAGAATACGCTGTGGTTTGATACGGCGTGGAGCTGTCCTATACCCGTACTCAATAAGCTTGCAGAAATATGTTGCATAAACGATGTTAGGTTTGAAGGGGAATGGGCTGACGAGGATTGCGGTTGTAATGTTGGCGTGTTTTGGAGCGACAACTGTGTAGACAAAAACTGTGATTTTTATTATAGACCCATAGACGACATGACAGACGAAGCATATGACATATATGTAAAACTCAAAGGCGAGAGTGATTGTATGGGTAAGGACGGCGATGGACATTGGGTGCGTTACGATTGTGATACTTGCCCGAACAAAGACAAATGCTGAAACAAAATAACGACAAACAGAAAGGAATTGAATTTGGAATGGAATTGAAATTTGATTTAGGAAAGCAGGTCATGACGCAGGGTATAGCAAATATACTCGGTGACGGTAAAATTTGCGAGGAGCTGCTCGATGCTTTCGGACGATACACAAAGTGCGATTGGGGTGATATCCCCGAAGAGGACAAGGCTTTAAACGACGAGGCGGTTCGGGTAGGCGATGGACGAACGCTCGCCGCATATAACACAAGTAAGGGCGAGATTTGGATAATCACAGACTTCGGCGACGAGGGTAATGTGACGACCATGCTGTTGCCGGAGGAGTATTGAAAATGAGAAAAGAAAATGAATCTATGGTTTGCACAGTAAACGAGCTGAGTGATTATCTCGGAGAAAGGGCGCGTAAATGTATTCGTGAGGGTAGTCGATTTCCAGATTGTGACTTCGCTGTAATAGACTCTGAGAACGCAAACAAAAGCTTCGACGAGTTGCGCGATGATAATTACGGCTGGTATGGAATAAAGGCTGTAGATACGGGGTTTGACTCAGCAGACCTAATACTGTTCTCAGATTATTACGGCGGAGGGTGCGCGTCGTTTTGCTCGATATGGGAAGAATTGTGGTGCTATCAAGACGCAAGCGAAGCTATTGAGAAAACGATATTAGACACACTGAGGTGCTCTGATGTGGTTATGGGTGACAGTATGCTCATAGTAGATTTTATTTAAGAAAGGAAAACGAAATGGAGTATCTTGTGGAATTCAACTATTCAGGACGAGTTACATATGAGATTGAAGCAGACGACGAAGAGACGGCGAAGAGAGAAGCTGCTAATAGGTGGTTGGTTTGGGTATCGGCAGACGCGGTGGGGCACAATCCCGAGTTTGCGTATGCTGGCATTAAGTATGACACTATGACGGCTGAACGGCTAATAGACGGTGATGTAGCGGAGGTAAATGAAAATGAATGACATAGCGGGGAATTATATTAGGCTCATAGACACGACTGATTCTGTTGATGAGATTTCAGAGATTACAAATCGAGCCGCGTGGGATGTTAGTATTACCAATCAAGAGTATTGCGAAATATATGATTATGCGGTTAATAAAGTTAGAGATTGGAGGTAAATGAAAATGGGAATATTTAAGGCTAAATTCAGAAAGTATTGGTGCGACCGTTATTCAGAGTACACAGAAATAAGGACAAGCAGCATAGACGAGATATTGGAGTATGTTTATAAAACACATAAAGAGAGCGTTTATCCGTGGGCGAGTAAATTTCGGTGCAGAGGCAAAGCAAGTACAGGGTTCGCTTTTTTGGAAGCCGATCATTCTTTGATAGAGAAGTGCGGCTATAGAGGTTCTCTGTGGCTTGAACAGATTACATATTTCAAAGGCGACGGCAGCGATGAGATTATTATTTTTAGCAAGTGCGATAGATACATTTCGCCTAAAGCAAACGAAGCATTTGATACTTTTGGGAAAATCGCAAAAGATAGAGATGAAAACAAAAATTTTGGAGATTTTTAAGGGAGGAAAACAAAAATGTATAAACTTGACTTTTACACAGCGATATCTAACAGAAATGACCCTAAGACCCTTAATCACTTTGAGCGGGTCGGCGGTTATGGACAGGTAGTAAGAACTCCACGAGGAAGAGAAATCGAATTTGGTTTTGATAAGCGGAGTGACGGATGGTATGTAACCGATGTTGCTTCCGGTATGAGGATTCCTAAAAAATATGATACAAGGATGAAAGCGCTCGCCGCTCTTAACGCAGAGCTGCTTAGCAGGGTTGATAAGGCAGTAGAGAGTGATATATACAAAGCTGTAGTGAAAGCTCTTAGCGAATTTAAAACAAATTCGGAGGTAGCGTGATATGACAGTGTATGAAGTGTTGGAAACATATTGCAAAAACTGCGCACACAACGGTAATTGTTGGAAGCCGTGTGCGGCGGCGATATCGGCGGTAGTGAGCGACGAAAAGGTGAAAGCAAAGACGGTGGTGAGTTTATGATACTAAACACGACATATTGCAGACGAGCTTTTACCGGCGTGTATTGTGAATATATGGACGGAAATGTGTGTGTTAGACAATCCGGCGAGTGTGAGTTTCAGTATGGAGCGGGTAGACGACAAGAAAATGGAGTTCGGAAGGAATTGGATTCTGATTTAAAAAACGAAAACAAAAGGAGAATGTAAATGAATATCAAAGTAAAAATCTGTGATAAAGCTATTGAGCTTATTGACCTGCTGGCTAATATGCCGCTCGCTGATGATGGATTTGTTGATGAGATAATAGACGGTATTAGGTACAACGAGCCGTACCGAATAGAAGTAATTAGAGATGAGGTACAGAATGGCTGAAGAAATATACTACTACATAATGGACAAGCATGGAGTAATCTATGGCAGAAGTACAAGTAAAACTCGACTTCGGGAGAAAATGAAAAACAATTTCACCGAAGCTGTTATTAAGGATTTAGGAATCGAAATCGTTGAGGTGTATGATATCATCTGATTGATAAGGAGTGTGAACAGTTTGGAAATTATGCTGTTATGGAGGTGTGTATGTCAGATTGACTCAATTCAAAGTAAAAGAGTTTAAGAGAATTTTGCGGGATAACGGCTATAAGGAGGTGAGGTGTTGCGGTAGCCATCAAACGTGGAGCAATGGTACAAGCAAAATTACTTTGCCGACGGTTAAGCTGAGTCCTGTTATAGCGGCTCGACTCATAAAGGAAAATGATTTAATGACGGCGAAAGCAAGAAATCCCCCTCAAATGATGAAAGAAGGGAGTGATCCGTATGGCAAACAGAGCATATAAATTCCGAATATACCCGAATGCCGAGCAACGAGAGTTGTTTGCTAAGACATTCGGCTGTGTCCGATTTATCTATAATCGTATGCTTGCGGATAAAATTAAGCATTACGAGAATACTGGGTTGAAGCTTAGCAATACTCCCGCCCAGTATAAAGACGAATTTGCGTGGTTGAAGGAGGTTGATAGTCTTGCTCTTGCTAACGCACAGATGAATCTTCAGGCGGCTTACAACAACTTCTTTCGAGATAAGAAAGTCGGATTTCCGAAGTTCAAGAGTAAAAAGACTCACCATCACTCGTATACAACAAACAATCAAAAAGGGACAGTTGCACTTATTGGCGGCAAGCTGAAACTACCAAAAGTCGGTATCGTGAAGATTAAACAGCACAGACAAATTCCTGAAAACCAAAGGATAAAGTCTGCAACGATTTCTCAGGAGCCGTCCGGAAAGTACTTTGTTTCGGTTCTCGTTGAATACGATTATGAAACACCCGAAAGACATTTAGACAAAACGAGGGCGTTGGGGTTGGACTATTCAAGTCATAGTTTCTACGTCGATAGCCAAGGCAGAGAGGCTGACTACCCGAAGTTTTACCGCAACGCTCAAAACGTTTTAGCCAAAGAACAACGAAAGTTGAGCTTGATGAAATATGGGAGCAATAATTACGAAAAGCAACGAGTAAAAGTTGCATCCATACAGGAGCACATTGCTAACCAGCGTAAAGACTGGTTACATAAGCTCTCCCGACATCTTGCAGACACTTACGACATCATCTGTGTGGAAGACATAAATCTACAAGGAATGGCTCAGTGCCTTACCCTCGGTAAATCTACGAATGATAACGGTTTCGGGATGTTCTGTGATATACTCAAGTATAAATTAGAGGAACAAGGGAAACGGTTGGTTAAGATAGATAGGTGGTTTCCGTCCAGCAAGATGTGTCATGTCTGTGGCTGTATAAACGAAAATCTAAAATTATCCGACCGTGTGTGGACGTGTAGTTGTGGAGAGGTTCTCAACCGAGACCATAACGCCGCAATAAACATATTGAACACCGGATTAAACCAAATAGACTAAAACAAATCTGAACCGTGGGACACACGGAGTTAGCTCGTTGATACTTAGTCCGTTAGGACTATTGAGCGAGAAGCCCCCGCCTCTATGCATAGCATAGGCGGTGGGAGTATGTCACGTGTCCAATAAAAGTGACAACTTACAACAGGAAAAAATTCCCTGTTGACAAGAGAATTTTTTTGGACTATAATAAAAAATGTAAACGGAATAAATGTTCGGTTAATGAAAGGAGAAATTTGTAAAATGGGATTTTTGAGTTCATTTCTTGGTCTGATTGGTGCTTCGGCGGTGTTTGTTGGAGCCGATGTTAAAGAGCGTTGGGACGAAATAGATAGAGAGCGGCAGCGCATTGCGACAAATCCCGCACCGCCTCCGGAGATGAGGGGAAATTTAAGAGATAAATATGAATCTGAATGGCACAGAGGCGATAACACTCACTTCCCGGAAGAATATCTACCTGCTCTTGAGAGCGATCCAGAGGTACTTTACTGGTGGATTGAGCTTCTTGCAGAGCGTGAGATAAGGCGTCAGGGTTATCGCGGTTATCCTATCAGTATTCAGGGCAATTTCAATCGAGTGTATAATGCTTGGAAGGAGCGTCAGAATTGGGTCAGATAACCAGTGTTGATGTTAATAAAGACATACTTATTGATAGTCTGAAAGCCCAGAACGCAAGACTAAAAAAGCTCCTCCGCGAAACAGCAGAAGAGCGAGATAGATATAAATCCTTGTGGGAAACAAATCGGGTTCAAAATGAATTTTCAGAAAAGGAGCGAAAAGCAAATCGGCGATTAGAACAAGAGAAAAAGCAAGAGCGGTTGTTGTCCGGTGTAAAATCGGACGGCGTTCCAATAGCTCATGCGGCGGATTCGATTCGTTCCTATGATGAAATGTGTGTTGTACTGGATAAGCTCAAAAACACAGGACGAATGGGAATACGAAACTGGGCTATGTTCCGTTGCGGCATTTGTTTCGGTCTTAGAGCAAGCGACCTCGTTAAATTAAAATGGGGGTGGATCATGGACGACGACGGCAAGTTCAGAGACCGTATACCCGTAGTCGAGAGCAAGACATCTAAAATCAATCGGTGTTTCATTTCAGATGCGATAAAGGAAACGCTTACAGAATATCGCAAGTGGCTCGGCGGACGCAACTGTTCTCCCGATGATTATATCTTCTCGAAGAACAACGGTGGAAAGTTGCAGGAGCAAAGTTATTCACGATATCTCAAAAACGCGGGAAAGGAAGCGGGGTTGCCGATACACATCTCGTCTCACACCATGAGGAAATCATTTGCAAATATAGTGTTGTGTTGTCACGACGGCGGTGCGAATGATTATGCTATGAGAGACTTGCAGGGTATGCTCGGACATTCAGATGTAAGAATTACGATGAGCTACCTCAAAGACACAATCCTCAGATACGACGAAGCGAGAAAGGCGGTGTCAGATTTCGTCCTCGGAAAGACAGACATAAATGAGCTGGTTGCTTCAAAACAGGTCTCCAATAATGAAATTTACGAGCTTTGCAAAGAAATGTTTGAAAAACAAGTTGCGTAAATTATTTTCATAGTTTTTGGTAAATCAACAAAGTGAGGTGATATACTTGACTCGTAAGAACAAGAGAGCACTCGCGAGAGCTGCTCGATACATAAACGATAGGGTCGAATTTGCAAACGACATCTTAGATGACGAAGAGGATCGACTCGATGGTTGGGCGGAGAATCTGAAAGGTTCTCAAAAACACATGGACGCAGAAGACTTTGTTGAAGATATCCGCGAACAGTTTGATATAATAACTGATGCGGTAGAAGAAATACGGTCTTTGTGCGGAATAGAAGACTAAAAAAAGAAGACTCCCCACGAAAGGGTAAATAGGAGGAATTTATTGTGCAGAAACCTAAAATTGTTTACATTGCCGTTGACGACGACGATTATGAGCTTCCATTTGCTATGGGCGACACGATGCGAGAGCTCGCCGAAGAGATCGGCGTCTCTACTTGGGATATATGGAACTGCGTCAGGAATCGGGGACGTAGTACAACGCCTTCCAATCATACATATCGTGTCGAGAAAGTTAGACTTGCCTCTGATATGGAGGATATACTCGACTTTGGCACGGACAGAGACATTTACAACATAACAATTAATGCCTATGTATAAGTCAAATTCAAAAATAATAAAAGGTCTTTCATTTGCTCTGGTGCTGAGCATAGGAGCGTTTCTTATGATCGGTAATGCCTTGCCAGTAGAAGCTCCGAGCGCAGAGGTAATTGAAACCGAAACTGAAAACGAATCGGTTTTGGATTTGAAAACAGAAATTGAATCCGAAACAGAAATCGCATCTACCACAGAGCAACAAAGACCTACCGATTCAAAGACAAAATATGACGATATAATCGCCGAGATTGCCGAGAAATACGGTATCTCGGCGGCTCTTATCAAAGCAATTATCAAAACGGAGAGCAATTTTAATCCGACTTTGATTAGCGCAACCAACGACTACGGTTTGATGCAAATCAACGCTTGTAATGTATCGTGGCTTACAGACGAGTTAGGTGTCACAGATTTGTTTGATCCAGCGCAGAACATCGAAAGTGGCGTGTACATCCTTAGCGGGTATCTGAAGCGCTATTCACTTGCAGATGCGCTGATGGCTTACAACTGCGGCGAGGGTGGAGCAAAACGCCTATGGAAACAGGGTGTTCACTCTACTCACTACACGAAAAAGGTATTGAAAAACTTGGATGAATTTGGAGGACTTTATGAATAGACATAAATGTTTTGCGGACAGAGGAAGCTGCTGCGCTGTGCTTACAGAAAAGCTGTGCGAATATGGCGGGTGTCGGTTCTACAAGACCGAACAGCAACTCTACAACGAAAGGCAGTTTGTAGACAGATACATACAGAAGAAATACGGAGTTAGCCGTAGGGAATATGTGAGAAACAAATATGGCAGTGAGCTTTTGAAGTATAGGAGGAGAAGAAATGAGGAAGTCTAAGCTTCTCACTCTAATAGCTCACGAGGTTGTGCCTCGGAAATGTGTAAACAATATAGAGTTTGTCGGCTATGTTGCTCGGTGCAGTCAGTGTGGCGAACCAATAGCAATCTACTATAAACTCGACGACGAGCTGAGGGTTTCGGTTTTGCCGAGATTCAAAAGATTTGCGGAAGAAATCGAAAAGAAAATCATTAATGGAAGAAAACAAAATGACGTTCTATCGGTAGATATCGCGAAGACTCCAAAAAGTCACAGGTAAAGGTCAGACTTATCTTATTAACAAATTCTTGTCGAGCTTAAAAGGAGCGTGAATCAGTATAAAGAAGATTCTTATTGGCGGTAGCCCTTGCACAAAGTGGAGCATAGCGCAGAAAAACGGGCGCGAAGTTCTGCCTGAAGGTATAGGTTGGGAGCTGTTCGAGAATTATCGGATAGCGAAAGAGAAATTCCAGCCCGACATCTTTTTATATGAGAATAACAAGTCGGCGGCTCAGCCCATAAAAGACGCGATTTACTCTGCTCTTGGTGGGGGCAAAGATGCATCGGTTCAGCTTACGCACATAAACAGTGCGTTGGTTTCGGCGCAACATCGTCAGAGGTTTTATGTTACGAATTTCGGTGATATAGAACAACCGAAAGACAGAGGAATCTTGTTACGCGATGTACTTGAGAGTGGAAAAGATTTGTCTTGTCGCGAAAAGGCGTATGTGCTCAAAGCCAGTTATGGCGAAGCAGTAGCGTGGAACACCTGTGCCACTACGATTTTGGAGCCGATACGCATAGGAACTATAGAAAGCAATGCAAAGAATAAGTCGCACGACAGCAAACAATATCGTGTGTATAGTCCCGACGGAAAAGCAACTACGCTTTGTGGACAAGGCGGCGGAGTCGGCGCAAAAACTGGATTGTATGCTGTTCCTGTTGGCGGTAAAGGAAAGGAACCCCCCGTTTATGAGGTTAGAGACGGGCTTATAACCATCAAGGACAAACAACACCCAGTTAAGCTCGCCGATGGTTATTACCTTATACGAAAGCTTACGCCTACAGAATGCGAGAGATTACAGACCATGCCGGACGGCTACACTGCCGCAGTAAGTAACAGCCAAAGATATAAGGCTATCGGCAATGGGTGGACGGCAGAGGTTATTATACATATCTTGAATCATGCCCTTAAAGATGTCCCGAAAGACGAAGAGCTTGTGGTCTTGTCTATGTACGATGGCATAGCAACCGGTCGGTATTGCTTGGATAAAATGGGCTTTACGAATGTCAAGTATTATGCTTATGAAATAGACCCCTATGCACAAAAGATAGCGATGTCAAACTATCCCGATATCATCCAGTGTGGCGATGCCTTTCGGGTTAGGGATGATGATTGGAAAATTCCGGACTAAAAGGAATCGGATTTTGATTTGAAAAATGAAAATGAGAAGGGGAGATGAAATGGCTCAGGATTGGAGCGGCGATGCAAACTCTGTATATAAAATTATCGGGGCGTCTAACCACTCAAACGAAAACAGGGCAGACGACGACTACTACGCGACTGACCCGAAAGCAGTTGAGGAGCTGCTGAAACGAGAGAAATTCTCTCACTATGTGTGGGAACCGGCTTGTGGCGGAGGACACATATCAAAAGTATTAGAGGCTCACGGCTACGACGTTCTGTCGAGCGACATTGTGGATAGGGGTTATCCGAATACATGTGTGGCGAACTTTTTGAGAACCAAACCTCATCCCACGAAGTATATACCACGCGACATTATCACGAACCCGCCGTACAAATATGCTAAGGAATTTATAGAGAAAGCCTTAAAGTTATCTATGGATTCAACTAAAATAGCTATGTTCCTCAAGCTCACATTTCTTGAGGGCAAGGCAAGACGGGAATTGTTTGATAAAGCTCCACCGAAATATGTGTATGTATTCTCCGGTAAAGTGAACTGTGCTAAGAACGGCGATTTTAGTAAAGCTGAGTCGAGCGCTGTGGCGTATGCGTGGTTCGTTTGGGAAAAGGGGTTCAAGGGTGAACCGAAAATTAGATGGATTTAAAATCAAGGAGGAGTATTGATTGAATGAAAATGGATAAGGTCGCGGGATCGGGAAATGACGAATTCTACACACCCGCATATGCGATTAAACCAATCCTTAAATATGTAGAGGGGGGGAGCAAAAGTCTGGTGTCCCTTTGATACAGCAGACAGTTTGTTCGTAAAAGAGCTTAGGGCGCACGGTTGCGACGTAATACCAACTCATATCAATAATGGTCAAGACTTCTTTAACACAAGGATTCCCGAGTGTGACTACATAATTTCAAACCCGCCGTATTCGTGCAAAGGGGAGGTGTTAGAGAGGTTGTTCAAGATAGGTAAGCCGTTTGCTATGCTCGTTGGGGTAGTCGGCTTGTTTGAGAGTCAAAAGAGATTTGATATGTTTAAACAAAATGAGTTCGAGATAATGTATCTCAATAGGCGTGTTTCGTATTTTAAATCATATGACGACGAAAAGCCTTCTCTAAACCCGCCGTTTTCGAGCGTTTATATATGTCATAAGATGTTGCCGAAAACTATTGTATTTGAGGAAATAAGCAAGGCAGGATAAAAATAAATTAAATTTAAACCAAGGAGGAAATTGAGTGATATTTAATATTATAACGATAGTTATAGCTGTGGTTCTTGCGGCTGTAGGTGTGATTTTCGCTTACAGAAAGAGAGAATACGGAGACGACGTTCCGGCAGCAATTCCTATAGTAAGTTCTGTGTTGGCGATATGTTTGCTTGTACTCTCAGCTTCAGCGGCTATTGTGCCAACTGGATATACGGGAGTGAGAACGACGCTCGGTCAGATAAGCGACCAGCCTGTACATAGTGGTTTCAACTGGAAAGCGCCAATTGTTCAGAGCATAAAGCTCGTAAATAACAAACAGCAGGACGCGCAGTTCGGAGGCGACAAAATCTGGTCGGAGACTGGAAGCAGAACAGCAATTTACTACGAAGACGTGACCGTTACTTATCAGATTAACCCCGACAGGTCGGCGTGGATCTACGCTAATGTCTCGAACTACAAGAACTCTCTGGTGTCCGAAAACATAGTTGCTTCGGCTATTAAATCCAGTAGCAAAGTGCTTAGCGATACCGACGCGACGAACCGCTCGATAGTTGAACCGCTGATAATGAAAAATCTTCAGGCTTCTATAGACGAGAAGTACGGCGAGGATGTTGTTGCGATACTTAAAGTGACGGTAAACGACATTGACTTTGACGAGTCATATCAGGCGGCGATAGCATCAAAACAGCAGGCTCAGCTTGCGGCAGAACAGCAGGAAATCGAAAATAAAAAGGCTGTGGATAAGGCAAAGGCAGACGCAGAGGCGAAGCTTATAAAATCTAAGGCTGAAGCTGAAGCAAATGACACTCTTGAGAAGTCCCTGACGGATAAGATTCTTAAAGAAAAATACATAGAAAAGTGGGACGGAAAGCTCCCGAGTGTGATGACCGGCGACGACGGAAGTTCGATAATGATTCAAAAGTAAGGAGGGAATGAATGAGAGTATTACTGCTGTTGCGCGGTAGTGCTGGGTGTGGTAAGTCAACATGGATTGAACAAAATGGACTTGAACCCTATACACTATCCGCCGACGAGATAAGGTTGATGTACGCTTCGCCCACTTTAAATGTTTGTGGCGAAGAGTGTATAAGTCAGTCGAATGACACTAAGGTCTGGAAGACACTCTTTCAGATTCTTGAGTCTCGAATGGAGCGAGGAGAGTTCACCGTTATTGACGCGACGAACTCCAAAACTTCCGAGATGAAGCGCTATGCGGAGCTTTGTAACCGTTATCGCTATAGGATTTATTGTGTAGACTTTACCGATATTCCTATTGAGGAAACTAAAAGGCGAAATAAAATGAGACCTATAGTTAAACAGGTTCCTGAAACAGTAATCGACAATATGTATGCTCGTTTCGCTACTCAGAAAATTCCGTCGGGGATAACCGTTATAAAACCGGATGAACTTTCAAGGGTGTGGTTCAAACCTATGGATGTTTCGGAATACGATGCGGTTCACTTTGTTGGAGATATTCATGGCTGCTATACGGCACTCAAAGAAGCAATCGGGGATGTAACCGAGAAACCTAATGAGTTGTTTGTGTTCTGCGGAGACTATACTGACAGAGGAATTGAAAACGCAGAGGTAGTAAAGGAGCTTCTTCGCATCTATAAAGAACCGAATGTATATCTCATAGAGGGAAATCATGAGAAACATATGTGGGTTTGGGCTAATGACGAAACTACCGGGTCAAAAGAGTTTGAGATGCATACAAGAGCTCAGCTTGAAAACGCTTCTTTTACTAAAAAGGATGTTCGCAAACTTTACAGAAGTTTCGGGCAGTGCGCCTATTATATATATCGTGGCAAAACTATATTGGCTACACACGGTGGTCTTAGTACGTTGCCTAACAATCTCACGCTGGTAGCTACCGACCAAATGATTAAAGGCTCTGGGAATTATAGCGACGCCGATGTTGTTGATCAATCTTTCTGTGAAAACACTGACGCTTATCAGGTGCATGGGCACAGAAATCTTAAAGGAAATCCCATTCAGACTTGCAGAGCTTTTAATCTTGAGGGGAATGTTGAGTTTGGAGGCTCTATAAGAGTTGTTAGTTTCGTTGGTAATGAGATAAAGGTGAGCGAGTTTAAAAACAATATATATTTACCGACTGAAGAGAGAATTGATTATACTGCGAAGATAAAAAAGAACGAGTCTGTTGCAGATGCTATTCTGGCTCTGAGAGGTAATAAGCAGGTAGTTGAGAAGCAGTTCGGTGATATCTCGTCTTTTAACTTCTCAAAACAGGCTTTCTTTGACAAGATATGGGATGAGCAGACGATTAGGGCACGAGGTTTGTATATCAACATTCCCAAAGGAAAAATAGTCGCAAGAGGCTATACGAAGTTCTTTAATGTAAACGAGCGACCGGAGACAAAGTTTGATATGTTACAGCACAAGCTTAAGTTTCCCGTAACTGCGTATGTTAAAGAAAACGGGTTTCTCGGGTTAGTTTCATATAACGAGATAGATGATTCGCTGTTTGTTACAACGAAATCTAATCCGGATAGTAATTATGCATCGTGGCTTAAAGAGATGATAGATAAGAAAATCCCTGTTGATACACAGCAGAAAATGAAAGAATTTTCAAGGGAGAACAATGTAACATTTGTGTTTGAGTGTATTGATATGCAGAGAGATCCACACATAATTGATTATCCGGAAAATCATCTTTTCTTGCTTGATATTGTTTACAACGAGTTAAAGTTCAAAAAGTTCGATTATGACGAACTTATAAGTGTTGCAGACAAGTTCGGGCTCGAACACAAAGAGCGAGCTGTCGTAATTAACGATTGGCAGACATTCTTCGACTGGTATTACACAGTCACAGCACCTGATTATCTGTATAACAACAGGCATATAGAGGGATTTGTCGTCGAAGATGCTGACGGTTATATGGTTAAGCTTAAACTTGCTTACTATAATCTCTGGAAATACCTTCGCGGCGTTTCCTATAAGGTTCTTAGACGCGGGCATCTTGATGGCAAGGAAACTTCGTCTCTTACAACGCCATTAATGAATCAGTATTATGCGTGGCTTAAACGAATTTACGCAGAAACAGAGGATAAAGAGTCGATACCGCGTGATATCTGCTCGCTTAGAAAACTATTCTACGCATCGGACGAAGGAAGAAATTTTACAAAGGAGGGAAACGATAATGATTGACGCATTTCTTTTTAACATTCTTAATCTGATTGGTCTTTATGGTAAAGCAATTCTTGTGTTCATCGAGAAAATACTTGGACTGTAAGGTGGTGAAGCTATGCAGGGCAAAAACATTAAAGTACACCTTAAAAGAAAAATAGGTGACTGGGTGTCGAGTGTTGATGACGAAGCCATAAAAGATGTTATTAGCGACAATGCTATTATAACTGGCGGTGCGATTGTGTCGCTTCTTCAAGACGAGAAGCCGCATGATTATGACGTATATTTCAGAAACGAAAAAGCGTTAATACAGGTGGCGGAATATTATGTCAAAAAATATACTGAATTTGTCAAGGAGAAACTTGATGATAAAGGCGTAAAACCTACTGTACAAAGATGCTATTGGAACAAATCGTCAGAGAGATGGACTGTATTAAAAGAAAACGATAAGAAACGAGACGATGAGAGGGTGCGTATTTTCGTTCGTAGTGTCGGAGCAGTTGGCGTTGACTATATTCCTCACGAGGAAACTGATGCCCAATATCGCAGAGCGATGGCGTTAATAGGCGACGAGTTGAAGAAGAGCACCAAAATTTCGGTTGACGACTTACCGCCATACAGTCCGATATTTATTACAAATAATGCTATTACACTAAAAAATGGAGTTCAGATTGTACTTAGATTTTACGGAGAACCCGAAGAGATACATAAGAACTACGATTTCGTCCATTGTGCTTCATATTGGACGAGCTGGAATAACGCATTAGTTATGCCACCGAGAGCTCTTGAGGCTATTATTAACAAAGAACTCTATTACATCGGTAGTAAATATCCGCTTTGCTCGGTAATTCGTGCGCGAAAGTTTTTAAAGCGCGGATGGAATATAAATGCAGGGCAATATGTCAAAATGATACTACAGCTTAACGCTCTCGATCTTACTAATCTTCATGTTTTTGAAGAACAGCTTATCGGGGTTGATAGCGCGTATTTTGGCGCTGTTATTAATAAGGTAGGCACACTACGAGAGGAAGGACAAAAGGTCGATGAGACTTATCTAATAAACCTCATTAACGAAGTGTTTGATGAAGGCGTTGAGGAGAATTACGGTTAAAATCCGAAATGGTTTTAATAATAAAAAATGAAAAGGGGTAAAACAAATGGGATTTCAGAAAGCAAAAAGAGAACAGATTTGGCTTAAGGTGCTACTCGCGGGTCCAAGTGGAAGCGGTAAGACTTTTTCGGCGCTGAGACTGGCGAAGGGCATAGCCGCCGCTGCGGGTGGTAGAGTTGCCGCAATCGACACGGAGAATGGTCGTATAAGATATTACGCAAATGAGTTCGACTTCGACGACCTTCAGCTTCAGGCTCCGTATACTCCCGAGAAATACATTCAGGCTATTGAGGATGCGGTTGACGGCGGATATAAGGCTCTTGTTATCGACAGCATAACTCATGAGTGGGATTACTGTGTTGATTATCACGACAAGATGCCGGGCAATTCTTATACCAACTGGGGTAAGGTAACTCCGAGACATGACGCCTTTATGGAAAAGGTTCTTCAGTCTCCCATACATATTATATCCACCGTTAGAGGCAAGGACACTTATGTTCTTGAGGATAGAAACGGAAAACAGGTTCCTAAGAAAGTCGGTATGGGCTACAAGCAGAGAGATAACACGGAGTACAACTACACTCTAACCTTTAATATCGCGCAGGACACCCACATAGCGGAAGCTCAGAAAGATAATACACACCTCTTCGAGGGCAGATATGATGTGCTGACCGAGCGCGACGGCAAGGCTCTGTTTGACTGGGCAAACACTGGCGACGCCCCCGCTCCGAAGCCGGTTAATAAATCCGCCGCAGAGGAAGAGCCGGTTGCAGATGTTCCTGTGGCTGAGAAGTCTAAGATAGAAACGGCAATAGACAGCATTAACAAACTCGCTAAAGAACTTGCAGACAGCGGTGTGGCGAAGAAAACAATTTCAGATACAATCAAGTCGGTTTCGGGTAGTGCAAACTATAATAAGATAACTGACTTTGAGGTAGCGACAGATGTTTATAAGGAGCTTGTAGCTCTTAAAAATAAGGAGGATTAATTATTTATGGTAGAGAATAATGTAACAATCATCGGGAGACTTACGGGCGACGTAGAAATAAGAACCGCCGGTAACACAGACAACAGAGTGGCGAATTTCACTGTGGCTGTCAATCGTCCCAAGAGAAAGGACGCAGAAGACGAAACAGATTTCATCCGTGTTAGGGCGTGGAACTCAACCGCCGATTTTATCGAAAAGTATTTCGGTAAGGGTTCTAAGATAGGTGTCAGAGGTTCCATTCGTACAGACTCGTATAAAAACAAGGACGGCGAGAACAGAAGTGTGACATATGTCCTTGCTGATGAGGTCTGCTTTATCGAATCTAAGTCAACTTCCAACGGCGGCTCTGAGCCGAAAGCAAAGGCAAGCACAAAGAAAGCAAATGTTGATGTCGCTACTGACGATGACGATCTGCCGTTCTGATGAGATATATGGAAAAATACAGCTTTTCTAAGTTGTCTTCTTTCCATCAGTGTCCGCTGCAATATTGGTATACATATATAGCTCGTGAGCAGGGAGAAAATAACGCTTTCGCACAGTACGGAAGTTTCGTTCACTCCCTGCTCGAACGCTGGGGTAAAGATGAACTTGCCGAGTATGAGTTGCTGGGTGAATATGAAGATAAGTTTTTCGACCGTGTAACTCAGGAATTTCCACCCAACAAATACACCGACTTGAGTAAGAAATATTACGACGACGGCGTACAGTTTTTGTCAAACTTCGAGGGCGTGGATGCGAAAGAGATACTCGGTGTAGAAGAACACTTCGAGGAGCCAATTGCGGCGGCGGACGGAAGAGATAGCTTCATCATTCAGGGCTTTATAGACCTTATATACATAGACTCAGCGGGACGGTTGGTAGTTCACGACTGGAAATCAAAAGCAAAATTTAAAAACCCCGCCGAGCAAAAGAAGTATGCGAGACAGTTATACATATATTCAATTTATGTCAAGCTGAGATATGGTAGGTTTCCCGATCTACTGAGGTTCCATATGTTCCGTAACAGCAAAGATGTGGATATCAAGTTCAACATTGACGACTATTACGAAGCAATAAACTGGATGCAGGAGACGGTAAAGGAAATCCGTGATTGCGGTGAGTTTGAAAGCCGACCGGATGATTTTTATTGCCAATATCTATGCGACATGAGACTAAAATGCTGTGGGGAGACGGCAACGAAAGAATGATAATTAACGATCTAAATGATATTAAGGAAACTTATGGGCTTATATATGCCGACCCGCCTTGGAAGCAAAGCAAGGGTGGTAAGAAGTCTGTGAGAGAGAATAGTAGCGGAAAACCTTTAGATTATCCGACTTGTAGTTTGGACGAAATAAAAGAGCAATTGAGACTTGCAACTGAGTCTACCACAGAGAACTCTATATTATTTCTTTGGACGATAGATAAGTATTTATTTGAGGCGCAACAGATAGCGGAAAGCTTGGGCTATAAACTTCATGCGAGAATGATATGGGACAAGGTTACTGGAATACCTGCTGCCTTTACGGTAAGGTATGGGCATGAGTATCTTTTATATATGTATAAAGGAAAGCTCACTCCTGTAGCAAAAGATGAAAGAGGGAAAATACATACAGTTTTCCGTGAGCGTGTAACAAAACACAGTAAGAAACCCGATATTGCCTATGAAATTATCGAGAGGTTATATCCGGATTTAAAGAAACTGGAAATGTATGCGCGTGAAACGAGAAATGGCTGGGACAGTTTTGGCAACGAAGTAGCATAAAGTAAAGGAGGTTGATGATTTATACAGGTATTAAAAAGCGATATTCAAAGAGCGAAAGAGAAATTAGGGGATAGAAATGCTGAGATTATGGTTGAGTTGCTCGGTATTATGAACTGGAATCCCTCAAGAAGAGTCGGGTGTTGCCCAAACCCCGAACACATAGACAAGAATCCGTCGTGCTCATATAACCCCAAGACTTATTCTTTTCATTGCTTTGCGTGTGGCTTTACCTGTGACATCATAGATGCCTATATCACATCCAAGAAGTGTACTTTTCTTGAAGCGTGTGAGATGCTTTTTGATGAGGCGGGTATACAGTATTCATTCGCAGAGCGCGGAACAAAAGACAGGGCGTACAAATACCCCAAGCCCAAGTATGCCGACAACAAAGAAGAGGTATATAAGTATTGGCGGAAGAGAAAAATATCACCTGAAACAATAGATTATCTGAATATACAGCAGGACGAAAAAGGAAACACCTTGTTCCAGTATTTCGACCTGAATGACGTGCTCGTAATGTGTAAAGTCCGCAAATCACGCGCAGTGCCTCACGGTGAACTTAAGATATGGTATCTCGAAAACAGCGATTGCTGTAATGTCCTTTACAACATCAATAAAATAAATACCACTCAGCCATTGATAATATGTACCGGTGAAGGCGACTGTGCCGCACTCATTGAGTGCGGTTTTTACAACTCCGTAAGCATTAACGGCGGCGACCAGAATACGAAGTGGATTGAAGAGTGCTGGGATTTTCTGCAAGAGTTTGACGAAATCATCCTCGTCCACGACAATGACAGAAGCGGCGAGGAATACATAAAGAAAGTTGCTCCGAGGTTGGGCGAATATCGCGTCAAGGTTGCAGAAATCCCATTGTCTCACACCAATGCAGACGGTGAGAAGGTTCGCATAAAAGACATAAACGAACTGCTGTTCTTTGAGGGGAAAGAGGCGGTCAGAGATGTAATCAATAACGCGAAAGAGTCTGAGATTCCCGCGATAGTTGATTACACCGAAGTAAAGAGATTTGATATGTCGGATGTTGAGGGGTTTACAACGGGCTTTGAAGATTTGGACGCTGCGCTCGGCAAGAACTATATGGGTTCTACAACGCTCATAACCGGAATAGCTTCTGCGGGTAAAAGCTCTCTGATATCGACGCTTGTATGCCGATCTATAGAGCAGGGTTATCCTTGTTTTATATACAGCGGAGAGCTTTCAAACCCGTCGTTGAAGAACTGGATTGACTTTGTTCACGCAGGACAGCGGGGGCTTGAAGAAGTGCAGGGCGAACACGGCAAGTATTACAGAATCAAGTCTGATGTGTACAGAAAAATCAATTCCTATTATCGCGGACAGCTTTACTTCTACAAAGATTCGTTCTCGCACAAGACCGAAGACCTCCTCGCGACGGCGGAGACTGCGGTAAGAAGGCTTGGAGTAAAAACGGTATTCTTCGACAATCTCACATCTGTGGATCTGTCGTGCGACGATAACTCAAAGTGGACTAAGCAGGAAGATTTTATAAGACAAATCATTGACTTTGCGAAACGATGGAATGTAGCTTGCTTTGTGGTTATTCACCCGAAGAAAATGGAGCAGGTACGCAAGATGAGCATCTTTGACCTACAGGGCGTTGCTGCCGCTGCCAACCTTGCACAGCGTGTTATATCGCTGTACCGAGTATCACCTAAAGATAAAAAGGGTGTTGTCGGCAGAAACGGCAAGTTTATTACGCCGCCCATGAAAGGCAGTGTTGTCCTTGAAGTTCTCAAAGACCGATATGGTAGTGCGAACAACAAGGAATTTGCTCTGTACTACGACAATCCGAGTAAGAGATTCTACACAACGCCGCAGAATCTTGCCCATGCTTATGGGTGGGAAGTTGCCGACGGCGTAACAAGTGCGGAGTTGCCTTATGGCACTCCTGCTTATGACGAAGATATGGACGAGGAGGTGTTTGGTTGACAGACAACTTAGTAATTTATCATCTACATAGTGACAACAGTCTGCTGGATAGTTGCACGGGCTACAAGCTGTATATCGACAGAGCCGCTGAACTTGGACAACCAGCTATAGCGTTCAGCGAACACGGAAAACCGCTCAACTGGGTCAAGAAAAAGATGTATTGTGATGAAAAGGGAATTAAATACATCCACGGCGTTGAGATATACCTCACTGAAAGCCTTAATGAAAAGGTTAGAGACAACTACCATACGGTGCTTATAGCTCGAAACGAGCAGGGTGTGAAAGAACTCAACCTTGCGGTGTCGAAATCGTGCGATAAAGACCACTTTTATTATGTAAATAGATTGAGTTTTGACGAGTTTCTGAAGCTGTCCAATAACATTATCACGACGAGCGCGTGTCTTGCAAGTCCTCTAAATAAGCTTCCCGTAGACCATCCGATGTACGAGAGCCTTGTTAAGCGATATGACTTCCTTGAGATACAGGCACATGACTGTCAGGAGCAGAGAGACTTTAATGTGCATTTGGCGGAGCTTGCGAAGAAGTACAGTAAGCCGCTGATAGCAGGAACCGATACTCACTCGCTTGACAAATATAAAGCCGAGTGCCGCAAGATATTGCTTAAATATAAAAACAAGTCCTACGGCGACGAAGATACATACGACCTTACATATAAGTCCCGTGAAGAGTTGGACGCTGCATTTGCAAGGCAGGGCGTTCTACCTCCCGAGCTTTACAGACAGGCTATGGACAACACGCTTGTAATGGCTGACATGGTAGAACCGTTTGAGCTCGACGCATCAATTAAATATCCGATTCTGTATGGCTCTGCCGAAGAGGATAGCCGCATCGAAACAGAGCGCGTTGACCGAATGTTTAAAGAAAAACTTGCGGCAGGAATTATATCACCCGAACAGGAAAAGGGGTTTAGATCTGCTCTGATGGAAGAAAGACGGGTTTTTGAAAAGCTTGGAATGAGCGGATTTATGCTCTGTATGAGTGAGTTGATATGTTGGTGCAAAGAAAATAATATACCAATTGGTCCCGGTCGAGGTTCTGTCGGTGGATCGAGGACGGCTTTTGTTACGGATATTATTGAGTGTAACCCGGAGCAGTGGCATACGGTCTTCTCAAGGTTTTGTAATGAAGATAGGAAAGAAATTGGCGATATCGACATCGATTGTATCGAAACCGATAGACCTAAGATATTCAAATATATAATAAATCGTTTTGGTGAGAGAAAAACAGCAAGGGTTCCATCGTTCGGGACTTTGCAAGAAAAGGGTACTATTAAGGGTATAGGAAATGCACTCGCTAAATATTGGGAAGAAGAAAAGACCGGAGTTCCATTTAAGCCCTCAGACAAGTTTTCCCCCGATAATCCGTACTCCCTGAGTAATATTGATAAGATTATATCTGAGTTTTTCGCAGACGAGCAGAGCGCAAGAAAGAACCACCCGGATATATTCCAATATTATGATGGACTCTTAGACACAAAGATTTCACAATCTATACACCCCGCGGGTATAGTTATTAGCCCGATTACACTTGATGACGCATACGGCGTGTTTGATAAAGACGGAGATCTTTGTCTTATGATTGACATGGACGAGCTTCACGAGGTCGGGGCGGCGAAATTTGATTTCCTTATACTAAGCAACATAGGTATCATAAATGAAACTTGCAGACTGGCAGGTATTCCATACCCGCACATGCACGAGATAAATTTCGACGACCAAAAAGTTTGGGCTGATATGCTAAGAAGTCCTGCGGGAATATTTCAGATGGAATCACCATTCGCATTCTCGATGTTAAAAAAGTTTGTTCCGCACTCAATATTTGATATGAACCTTATAACTGCGGCTGTGCGCCCGTCGGGTGCTTCATATAGAGATAAGCTAATGAATAAGATACCCAATAAAAATCCGACAAAAGAAATTGATAAGCTTCTTGAGAATAATTTAGGATATTTGATATTCCAAGAAGATATTATAGCGTTCCTTCAACAAATATGTGGCTTATCAGGCAGTGAAGCGGATAATGTTAGACGAGCAATAGGTCGTAAGGATGCCGAGAGGTTGGAAAGGGCAATGCCTAAGATACTTGAGGGGTATTGCAAAAATTCTGACAAGCCAAGAGAGGAAGCCGAGAAAGACGCAAAAACCTTCTTGAAAGTAATTGAGGACGCTTCTGAGTATTCCTTTGGTTACAACCACGCCACCGAATATAGTCTCATAGGTTATCTCTGTGCATATCTGCGTTGCTATTATCCTTGCGAGTTCATCACAGCATATCTTAACAACGCCGCTAATGAAGATGATGTTATTAATGGCACTACGCTTGCCGCAGAATATGGATTTAAGGTAACACCTCCTCGTTTCGGCGCGTCGAGAGATGTCTTCTATTTTAACAAGGATAAAAAAGAAATAGCAAAGGGATTGACGAGTGTTAAGTATATGTCCGCTGCTCTTGCAAATGAGCTGTATGACATATACGACGAGGTAAAAGGGAGGTCGTTTATGGAAGTTCTTAAAGCTCTCTCGAAGACCTCTATTGATACGCGACAGCTCGATATCCTAATTAAAATTGGCTACTTTGAAGAGTTCGGAAATATGGGAGAGCTGCTGAAGCTTGTACAGGTGTACTCGTTCTTTAAGAACGGAACTGCAAAATCTGTTAGCAAGTCCAAAGTTGTAGGTTTCCTTACGGATATCATTTCAGATTATGCAACAGATAAGGGTGTTAAGGGGAATGAGCTTAAGTCTTACACAATAACCGATATGGATGGGCTTTTAGCCGCTTGTGAAGAACAAATTAGAAAATCGAATATTCCCGACTTAACGCTTAAAGTCAAAATACAAAACAGCATTGACTATCTCGGATATGTTGGTATTCAGACCGGACTGCCCGAAGACCGCCGTAAACTTCTAATAACAGAAGTATTCCCCATGCGTGGACAGAACGGTGTGCCGTGGGGATATAAAGTGAATACGCAGAGTCTGGGTACAGGTAAGCAGTCGTCGTTGACGATACCAGCGAGAATATATGCCGAGAATCAGGTGGCGAAGGGTGATATCGTGTATGCCGACAACTGTTACAAGAACCCGAAAGGATATTGGTATCTTAATTCTTATAGGAAGATGTGAGGAGCGTGAAAACAATGCCTGAATTAAAACCTTGTCCGTTTTGTGGTAGTACAGATGTTGAGTTAAGAGCAGGAGTGTTGTTTAACGGTGCGGTTCATTGCAATACTTGCACCGCTGATGTTGTTTTTGATGCTGTGCGTATGATTGCACAGGGTGATTATGATTGGGAGACGGCGGTAACAGGCGGCTGGAATAGGAGGACTGAAAATGGCTGAATACATAGAGCGTGAGGCAACGATTGATGAAATTGAAGGCACAACTTGGTATCACATAAGTTGTCAAAAAAAAATTAGTTGAAGGAGCTGCGTGTGAAGCTGATGCACTTTATAAAGCCACAGACATTTACAATGTTATAAAGTCAGCTCCTGCCGCTGATGTACAAGAGATTAAACATGGCAAATGGAAGTTGTGTTATGAAGATTGGCGAATGCAAATCGCGGGCGACGAGTGTTCCGCTTGTGGATTCCAGCATTACGGAACATGTATATCGCACTATCATTACTGTCCGAACTGCGGCGCAAAAATGGACGGAGGGAAATGAATGAAGATTGTAAATACGCATACTGGAAAAATTTATATTGATCCCGAACGCAAGTTGGAGTTCCTTACGGTCGGTGATTACGGAAAAGAAAACAACATTAAGGCTAATTTTTTGGGCTTATATAAAGAAATTAACGGCGTCGAAAACACCGAGGTTGATTTATCTAAAAAGTGGGTAGCTACTATCAGTACACAAAAAGGTTGTCCTATGAGATGCAAATTTTGCGATTGTCCGCAGTTTGGCTATCACGGGGACGCGACTATAGATGATTTAGTTTACGAAGTTCAGACAATTCTTCAGAACGAAGTTGTAACTAAGACAGATAGATTTAATGTACATTTTGCAAGAATGGGCGAGCCAACATTTAATTTTGCTGTGCTTGATTTTGCAGATAATATCCTAAAGCCGCTCGTGGGGCAATATATTAACGCAAAAACAATCCACCCAGTAGTCTCTACTATGCTCCCAAAGTCTAATAAACGACTGGAAGAGTTTATTTTAAGATGGTGCGATATTAAAAATGAAAGATATAACGGAGAAGCGGGGCTTCAGTTTAGCATTAACAGCACTAACGACGAACAGAGGAATAATCAATTTAGCGGAATGAGTTTGAACCTTGATGAAATTTCTATGCTTGCAGCGAAACTCCCCGTACCCAAGGGTAGAAAGTATACATTAAATTTTGCCGTTACTGCTGATACAGTTCTTGACGCAAAACGACTTTCTATGCTATTCGACAAGAATAAGTTTATTATTAAAATAACGCCCATTCATGAAACAAAATCTGCGATAACGAACGGTTTTGACGTTACGACTTCTTACACCGATTACGATGTATACAGGAAGTTTGAACAGCCGTTGGTTGCCGAGGGGTGGAATGTTATTGTTTTTGTGCCGAGCAAAGAAGAGGATGGCGATAGAATCACTTGTGGAAACGCTTTGATTTCTGCGATGACCCAAAATCGATAAAAGGGGAGACTGTACTATGACAGACATTAATGTGGTAAAAGAAAGGGTGATTGAAGAATTAAAAAAGCAGGGTATAGACGTGTACTTCATCGACTTCTATGTTGACGACGGCGGCGAGCCGTATTTTGTTTACACCTTCGACGAGTTGATGATAGAAGAAGCGACTGAGTATTATAAAAACAATTGGATAATCGAAGGTGCGTTTGACGATTGGTCTTTTTGGTATGCAGATGAACCGGACGATTGGCTTGTCGCAGATATATGTGACACAATCAAACGCAGAATAGGAGGGAATAACAATGCGTGAGATACTTTTTCGTGGCAAGCGAACAGATAACGGCGAGTGGGTTGAGGGATATTATTATAAAGCTAAGTATTACAGAACTGATGACGAGCTTTGTGATTATATTACTGTTCCGCACCCAAAAGAATACAACGAGCCGAGTTCGCACTATATTGTAAACCCTGAAACCGTAGGACAGTACACAGGTCTCGAAGATAAAAACGGCATAAAGATTTTTGAGGGCGATATAGTGCTTGTTCCTTATATTGACCCCATATTCAAATGCACGTGGAATGACACGTCGCCCTGCGAGCGGGCAATCGTCAAACATTGCAATGGTATGTTTTATGTTGAATACATAGAATCGGGCGATAAATTTACTCTGTCTGCTATGGATGGATATATGAAAACTATTGGCAATATCTATGATAACCCTGAGCTATTAGGAGGTAACGGATAATGGCTGATGCAGACAGAGAACGACTGATTAACTTGATGATTGAAGCTAAAAGAACAGAACCTGAAACAGGAAGTTTCACCGAATACCTCGCAGACTATCTTCTTGAACACGGCGTTATCGTGCTGCCGTGTGAGGTGGGGGATACACTCTATTGCGAAAGTGCAATTAAAGTCAGTATTGGGTAGGATATCTTGACGGTTTAAGAAGATTGTATGAAAAGATAACGGATATGAGTGCGGCTAATTAAAGGAGGTTATAAAATATGATTATAAGTAAAGCGTGGGCAATGCCAAATGGCAAAACATTTTCAATTAAACCTATTAAAGAATTTGTAGAAAAATATATATATGGTAAAAATGTAATTGTTGATCCATTTGCGAATGAATGTAAATATGGTACTATTACAAATGATTTAAATCCAGAATTTGATACAAACTATCATATGGATGCACTAAAGTTTATGGAAATGTTACCGTCAAATAGTGCAGATGTTGTTTTATATGATCCGCCGTATTCAATTACACAGGCTTCACAGCTTTACAAAAATTATGGTAAAGAAAAACTTGAAGTAAATGTTGCAAATATGAAGTATTGGGCGTTATGTAAAGATAACATTTCAAGGATTTTAAAAATAGGTGGGGTATGCCTATCCTTTGGCTGGAATACGAATGGAGTTGGTATAAACAGAGGATTTGAAATGCAAGAAATCTTAATTGTTGCACACGGAGGAAGTAAAAATGATACACTATGTACAGCAGAAATTAAAATAAAATAGATAAGATTTAATATTATATAAAGAATTAAGATATTTACAATATAAAATGATTCTGTTGATAATAATCGACTTGATAAACTTACATGAGGTTTAAAAATGCACGAAGCAATGATTGACTTAAGACATTCGGAAAAGAAATATTCCTCACCCGTGAAGAAGCAGAACGAGCGTTAAAGGAGTGTAAAGACAATGCCTGATGCTGACAGATGTGTTTGTTGCGGAGAGATAGTCCCCGAGGGACGGCAGGTGTGTCCGCAGTGTGAATACAAGACAAAGGAGAGTAAGAATGAGAGATCCGAACAGAATAGATAGATTTTTAGAAACTCTTGGCGAAGCGTGGAAGAGAGTTCCAGATTGGAGATTCTTTCAGATGATGTGTAATATTCAAAGAGCAATGGGTTCCGATGCGTTCTATGTAGAGGACGAGGATGCCGAGTGCTTTATTAAGGAGATGTTTCAGTGATAAAAGAATTTAACGAGTGCGTCGGGTGTCCGCCTGAACTCGGGTGTATCGGAGACTCGTGTAAGTATAGGCGTGTCCCGCACTGGTATTGTGACGAGTGTGGAGCAGAAGGGACTCTCTACTATGTGGACGGGCGAGAACTTTGCGCGGAGTGTGCGCTGGAAACGCTCGAAGTGGTAGAGGTCTCAGATTGAAAGGAGATGGTTTGAGTGCGTATTATAGATTCAAGTTATGAAATACAGCTTCCGTGTAGTCCTGAGGATATAATGAAGCACATCGAGGAGTGCGCTCGTGTTTGTTACAAGTCCGAGAATCTTATAAAAGAAGGGTCTGCTGATAATTTTTTGCAGAAAATCGTTAACAGTGGACATGACGCAGTGCTTGAACACGGTGTTTTTACTGTCAAGTTCATTTGCGACAGAGGGGTATCTCATGAGATTGTGAGACACCGCGTAGCTTCATATTGTCAAGAGAGTACGCGATACTGCAACTACAGTAAAGATAAGTTTGGAAACGAGATAACTGTTATAAAGCCTTGCTATTTAGACAAGACTTATTCGTCAGCCTACGGAGAGTGGGTGAGGGCTTGTCTCTCCGCCGAGAAATCTTATTTTAACCTTCTCGAAGCAGGGTTGACTCCGCAGGAGGCGCGAGCAGTCCTTCCGAACAGCCTCAAGACAGAAGTGGTGATGACGGCAAATATAAGAGAGTGGAGGCATTTCCTAAAACTCCGTACCTCTAAAGCCGCTCACCCGCAGATAAGAGAGTTGTGTATTCCTTTACTGAAAGAGTTGCAGGAGATATTACCTGTCTTGTTCTCAGACATAAACAAGGAGGGCAATACATAATGAACGCAGTAGATTACCTTAAAACAAGGGAGCGAATGTGCGGAGAGTTGTGTGGTTGTTCGGGGTGTCCGCTTGCTATGGGTGTAGCCTTTGGCTGTGAAACTGTTGAGTCGCAGAACCCCGAAAAGGCGGTAGAGGCTGTTGAAATGTGGGGAAAAAACAACCCGATAGAGACATATTTGAGCGACTTTCTTAAAAAGTTTCCTAATGCGATTCTTAACGATAGGGGTTATCCGAATGATTGCGTGAGATACCTTTACGGTCACGACTACGCGCCCGCTGCTGACGCCGACTGTGGCGGTATGACTTGTGTCGAATGTTGGGATAGGCAGATAAAACAAACAACAAAATGTCGCTTCTACGCAGAAGGTAGATGCCTCGGTACGAAGTGGGCTGAGCCGACGAAGTGTGGCGGCGACGTGAATTGCTGTGAGAGAGACTAAAAGGAGAAGATAAATGGGTTCTTACTTTAACAGAGAAGATATTTTAAATGGCGCAAAAGACTGCGTTTGCAGGAGTAGAGAGGCGGACTACAGCTCGCCCGAGAACAGCTTTACCGCGATAGCAAATTTGTGGACGAGCTATCTCGATGCGGCGTTCCCGGACGAAAAGGTTCTGCTGACCTGCAAAGATGTCGCCGCTATGATGGTGCTTTTTAAAATGGCAAGGGTGGCGACCGGTAGAGGCAAGGCTGATAACTGGATAGACGCGGCGGGGTATGCGGCGTGTGGTGGTGAGACCGAGAAGATAATTCGACCCGACACAGAAGCCTCGAAGGACACTGACTGTGAGATGGTTGTATGAGAAAGAAAGAGCTAAAACGGGAGCTAAATTCTCTACGCACCGATCTCGAAGCCGCTAAGAGCAATGCTGATTTTTGGAAGGGATATGCGGAGTTCAGTCAAGAAAAATTAGAAGATAACAAACAACTCCGCGAGGAGAACTTAAGACTAAACAAGTTGCTTGCAGAGGTGACAAGTGACCTTAACGCACTTCGCCGAAGTAGTGGATTCGCTCATGCTTACTGCGCTTACGATGAGTGGTTAGACAAAGAATACTGTGACCGTTGCAGAGAGAACGGGTATAACGATTGGAAATGGAGAGGAGTTTTAAAAAATGAAGAGAATCATTGACGAGATATTCGACTGGATTACAGCGATAGATGAGGCGATAGAAATAACTGCCAAAGATGAGGCTCATAGCGACCACAAGGGTGACGAGCCACAGATACATACGTGTCCCGCAGACTGCAAGGGAGCACCCGGCGCCAACTGGCACTCAATAGAAACTGTCGGCGACCTGCCCGAGTACAGTGGTAAATTTATCGTGACGATTGAGGAGCTTTTCTATTCAATCAATTGTATACACTCGGGACCTCGCAACGAGAGAGCGACCGTTACAGCGTGGTACGATGCCGACTCGATGACTTGGGAGATTGACGGCGTGGACGAACCTATAGACGCAGTTGAGGGTGGAAGTGTTGACGGTGTGCTCACCTTTGTGGTGGCGTGGCAGATACTTCCTGAGCCTTACGAGGAGGGCTGATGGGATGATTAATATTCTTAGAAATGGAGCAAGCAAAACACTTGAGTTTAAGTGTTCGACCTGCGGATGCGTTTTCGAAGCAGACATAGATAGCTATGTTCTGACGGGAGAGGAAATTGTTCGTGAGTCATACGATGGGGCGCACAAAGTTGTTGTGTATGCACCTTATACAATGTCAAAATGCCCGTGCTGCGGACGAGTAGCATACGAGGCTTAACTTATATATACGGAGGTTTATAAAACATGAAAGTAATACTTTATACGACGCATTGCCCTAAATGCAATGTACTGACGACCAAACTGAAATCGAAAGGAGTGGACTACGAAGAAATTACCGATGTGGATGTTATGAGAGACAAGGGCTTTATGTCGGCTCCTATGCTTGAAGTTGACGGAAAGATAATGACTTTCGCCGAAGCAATTAAATGGGTTAACGAGGTGGTGTGATATATGAAGTTCAATATAGATAGTCTCGATAGAAGTTTTGTAATTGAATATAATCGTCTGCAAAATGCTTACCCAGAGAGGCTGAGCGAGCTCAATGGATTTGGAGATAAACAGCTCAACTATACCGATTTCATCGACAATTTTGTTGATAAGCAAACCATAGCAGACGCGAGTATAGATGGTAACGCGAATGTTGCACACAAGGATATTGTTTCGCTCATAAACGAAATGTCGAAGCCCCATTCAAAACTTCTGGCGTTCAACAAGATATTTCATGAGCTGACTAAGAAGTATGGACACGAGGATGCCACTGAGTGGCTGAAGGGCGAATGGGACGGACACTTTTATCTGCACGACGCTCATAGCTCGTCTTGGGTTCCGTATTGCTTCGCTTATGATATAGACGAACTGGTGAAGCGCGGACTCTATTTCATAGACAACTTTAATGCGGCTCCGCCTCAGCACCTCAATACATATACTGATTTTGTCAGCGAATTTGTGTCGTGGACGTGCAATAGGTCTTCAGGCGCGGTTGGGCTTCCGAGTTTTCTCGTTTATTCGTATTACTTCTGGAAGAAAGATTGCGACGAAGGTTACTTTGTAAAGTCTCCCGAATATTACAGAGACCAGTCTTTTCAGGAGATAATCTATCGACTTAATCAGCCCTATCTGAGGGGTGGAATCCAGTCGGCTTTTACCAACTTCTCAATATTTGATAAGCCATATCTTGAAGCGCTCTTCGGAGGTAAAGAGTTCCCCGACGGCACATTCATTATAGATTATATCGACGAGATTAAAGAATATCAGAAGGCGTTTATGAAAGTGCTTTCAGATACAAGAAGAGAGAATCTTATGACGTTTCCGGTCGTTTCGTTTGCTCTTCTCAGACAGAACGGCAAGTTCGTAGATGAGGATTTTGCAAAGTGGTGTTGCCGTCATAACATGAAGTGGGCGGATAGTAACATTTTCGTATCAGAGGATGTTACAAGCTTGAGTAACTGCTGTTTCGCTGGGTCACAGAAAGTTCTTGCGAGATCAAGCACTGGAGGGGTGGCTCTTACCTCGTTTAAAGAGCTCTGTGATGCCAGATATACTGACGCTCGCAGAAATTTAGTTATATTCCACAACGGTAATTGGCGTAAAGGCAAAGCAATTAAGCTTCCTGCAAGACCGCTTTATAAAGTCACAACAGTAAACAACAAAGAGTTAATTATCACTGATAATCATATAACGCCTACGCTCAGAGGTGATATTAAGACGACCGATCTCACCACTGATGATTATATACTGTTCAACACAAAAGCTCTTAACGCTCCGCATGAGACAGATAAGCACCTCACATACGAGCAGGGGTATATGATTGGTATGTATCTTGGCGATGGTAGTATGTCCGGCGAGGACGCCACAAATAAAAACACGACAATCTGCATGTCTCTAAATAAAGAGAAATACGAGTCATCAATAAAAGAACTCAATATAGCCGCGAAAGAAATCGGTGACGCTCAAGTTAGATTGGGCAAGATTTATAATAATGTTTACCCTATAACTATAACAAGTAACAAAGTGGCAGAATTTATAAGAGAGTATGTTGATGGCAAATACTGTTACGAAAAAACTCTAAATATGAATGTTCTCTTGCAGTCAATAGAGTTTAGAAGAGGTATTCTTGATGGCTACTATGTGACCGACGGTGGCAACAGCAATCGTATATACAGCACCTCAAAAGAGCTGATTGACAACATAGAAGCACTTTGCACTTCTCTCGGTTTTAACACTATTGTTAATGTGTCTGACAGAACGGGAGAGGGAGCTGTGGTTATTCGCGGTGAAGAGTTTAATCGTAATTATCCTCTGTATTGTATTCGTTGGTATGAGACCTATAAGAGGGCAAGTAAGGATATCTACAAATGGAATAACAACTCCGTTTATTTTAAGGTGAAGTCAATAGAGCCCATAAATACCGATGATGAGTTCTGCTACTGCTTTGAGATGAGTGACGAGGATGAGCCCTATTTCACCCTGCCGAACGGTATAATCACACATAACTGCCGTCTTAAGAGCAACATAAAGGAGCTTGGCTACTTCAACAGCATCGGCGGGTCGGCGCTTGAGGTTGGATCTGTTAAGGTAAATACAATAAACCTTGCCCGTCTTGCCTACGAGACAACATCAGAGGAAGAGTATCTTGAAGCTCTTAAGGGTCGAGTGATTACCTGTGCAAAAACTCTTGATGTTATTAGAGATATTATGAAGCGAAACACAGAAAAGGGGTTGCTTCCCAACTACGCGCTCGGTATTATCAACATGAAGTCACAGTACAACACCATTGGCATTATTGGTGTGTACGAAGCGTTGCAGAAGTTTGGCTACACTTACCACGACGAGTTCGGCAATACATATTATAAAGACGAAGGCGTAGAGTTCGCCAAGAAGATACTCGCGACAATTACCGAGATTAAAGACGAGTTCGTCAAGGACAAGGACTACATGATGAACATCGAACAGGTTCCCGGAGAGAGAGCTGCGGCTGTTCTTATGGAAAAAGACAAGCTGTTCTTTCCTGATGAGAAATACGACCTTCCTCTGTACGGCAACCAGTGGATTCCGCTCGGTATAAAGACAACCATAGCTGAAAAGGTTAGAGTGAGTGCTATTCTTGACAAGGCTTGTTCAGGCGGCAGTATAGTCCATATTAACATCAGTTCTCCATTCAACAGTTTCGATGAAGCTTGGTATATGATGAATTATGTTGCGGACGCGGGTGTTAACTACTTTGCCTTTAATCTTCGTATATCGGCTTGTGACAACAATCATGGATTCTTCGGAGATACTTGCCCCGAGTGTGGACATCCCGTTGAGACAACTTATCAGCGTATAGTTGGATTCCTTACGCCTACCAAGACCTATTCTGAAGCTCGTAAGAAAGAGTTCGCTATGCGCGACTGGTTTGACCTTAACAATATAGGAGAACTTTAATGCGAGTAAAAGCAATCGAAGTAGAGGCGTTTGGGGACTATAAATATCCTGCAATGCTTATAGGTGCTAACGGTTGCGACTGGAAATGCGAGAGAGATTGCGGGGAGAAGCTGTGTCAAAACTCTTCCCTCGCAACTTCTCCCACTATCGAGGTTGCTCCGTATAGACTGTTTGAGCTTTATCAGTCGAGCACTGTGACGAGAGCAATTGTGTTTGGCGGGTTGGAGCCTATGCTTCAAATAGAAGAAATTCTCGAAGTTATTGATTATTTCCGTCAACGCACAGACGACCCTATTATAATTTACACGGGGTATACGTCCGATGAAATTGAACCTAAACTAAACGAGCTCAGACGATACAAAAACATTATCGTAAAGTTCGGGCGGTTTATCCCAAACCAAGAGCCCCACAGAGACGATGTTCTTGGGGTGATGTTGGCAAGCAACAACCAATATGCAAAGAAGATAAGTTAAGGAGGCAAGCATGGAAGATAAACTTACCGTTAAGTTTGAATTAAAGGATGAGAACGGCTTCACTTACACGTCGTCGTCGGAGTTTCAGGTATATAGCGATTTCGGAGACACGACCGTTGACTTGATAGGGCAGTACCTTAATACTTTCCTCGTGCAGTGTGGTTATCCAAGGCGAGACAATATTTTTATGGAATCTCTTACAGACGACGAGCTTGAGGCGGTAGCTTACTTCCTTGAGGATTATAGACTGGATAAGAAGAATAAGGAGAAGAATAATGAAGAAGATTAAAATAAAGTATCACGATGCAGACATGGAGCGTCTTCAGAAAATATCACAGGGTGACTGGATAGACCTCAGAGCTGCCGAAACTGTAGAACTTAAGAGGGGAGAGTTTAAGATTATATCCCTCGGCGTGTCTATGAAGCTCCCCGACGGTTACGAGGCTCATGTTGTACCGAGAAGCAGTACATACAAGAACTTCAAGGTCATACAGGCTAACAGCATGGGAATTATAGATAACAGCTATAGTGGTGACAGCGATGTATGGATGTTCCCTGCGATAGCTCTTGAAGATACAAAAATTGAAAAGGGTGACAGAATATGCCAGTTTCGCATAGTGAAGTCTATGCCTAAAGTGCGTCTCGACGAAGTAGACCATCTCAACGACCAGTCCAGAGGTGGGTTCGGTTCTACGGGAGTGAAGTGATGAAGAATAACAAGTTTTTGTTTTATGTCTTGTCGTTCACTTGGGGTTTGCCTATGACGCTTGTCGGTGTGGTTGCCACCGCAGTTATGCTGTTGCTCTTCAGGAAGCCGGAGCTGTGTGGCTATTGTATAAGGTTCAGGATTGGCAACGGCTGGGGAGGCGTATCGCTTGGGTTAACAATAATTACTGACAACCAGTCAGAGAGCGAGATTACATACCACGAACACGGTCACGCAATTCAGAACACGCTCTACGGTTTCTTTATGCCGGTTCTCGTATGTATTCCCTCGATGATACGATATTGGCATAGAGAATACCTTGTGCGGATAAAAGGGTATAGATATAGCTCTTTACCCGCTTACGATGACGTGTGGTACGAGGGTCAGGCGACCAGATGGGGTACAGAATTTATGGCAAATCTCGGACGGTTCAAAAGTTAGACGAAGAACTAAAACCTTATTTTACGAGATAATTTAGGTTAAAAACGCGGGTAGGGATTTCTCCCTACCCGCGTTTTTTTTATTTAGCCTTCTTCGTCCTCATTTGTGCCTTCGTCAGGCTTTACCTCACTCTGCTCGTGAGCATTACCCTGTGCATGAAGGAACTCGTCTGCCGCCTGAGCCGCAGCAGTGAAGCTGTTATTTTTCCAGTAGCTGACGACGCCGGTTACGATGGCGAGCACGACACTGACTATTGCGTACAGCTGATTCTCATCAAAACTGATGCCCGCAACGCCAAATGCGCCGAGTGTAAGGTTGACAAGAGAGCCTACCATAAGAATAAGGCGAACCCAAGTACCAACCGATACATTACTAAGATTCTCAATAATGTCTTTGAATTTCTGCATAATCTTACCTCCCGAATATAAATGCGATAAAGGCTGTCACAGCAGCACCGATAAGAGCAGATACAATGGTCTCCCAGCGTTTGCTGGGACGGTCTCTTAAATCGTCTATTGCTTGCTGAAGCTTTCCGAGGGTTTCAATAACCGTGTTAAGCTTAGAAGTAACAACGCTCTGAGTTTTATCTATATCGTCAATCTCTTTATCAAGAGTGGTGTACTCTTTTTCAAGCACCTCGACGCGCCTTTTGAGGCCCTTTATCTCTGCCTCTAAGGCGTCCATACTGATTGCCATTACGATACCCCCTTAAGATATTTAACAGCAACCCATGACATGATATCCGAAAGCAGAGCCTCCTTCACGCCATTGTTTGTTTGGATTTTTGAGACCTTGTGTTTTGTAGGCGCGAGCTGAGCTTTAGGCACAGCCTTACCTCTCGTATTAGAGAGCCCGCCGTAGACTGCCCCAGTCTTAATTGTTACTGTGGAGCCCACGCCTATTTCTTTTGACGCACTCTTGACTACCGAAAGGTCTGCCGCGTATACCCATGAGTTAATCTCCTTAAGCAAAACTTTGTTTCCACTCACAGACTTAACTGTGTGTTTACGGAGCTTAACCCATACAGGAATCCTCTGTCCTGTAGCATACTTCTTGCCCGTAATCTTAACGATATCTCCCGCCTTTATGGTAGAAGCGGGCTGGGTAGGAGTGGATGGCGTTGTCGGCGTAACAGCTGGCGCACTCGCTGTTGTCTTCTTAAGTTTATATACAGAGGCAACCGCGTCGGCTATTGCAATACCGCACTGTTTCTGCCCAAACGCAGTCTCAACGTGTTTACGATCAGAGGTTGTATCAATAAAAACGGTCTCGACGAGGAGGCTCTGACATTTGACCTCTCTAACGAAGCCAAAGTAGTTTGTGTTATTTTGTACCTTAACTTTTGCGCCACGATTCGGGATACCGAACTTTGTAGCAATACTCTTACTAATCGCACCGGCTATTGTCTTACCGGCGTTGTTGCCTACTTTATAGTAAACCTCAGAGCCCGTGCCGTGTGCGGCGTTAAGGTGGATTTCCATAGCAAGGTCATACTTGCCAGCGTTTATAGTATTGATACGACTATAAAGACTCTTGTCTGCGTCGTAATTTATCAGCGTTACATTACAGCCGTACTCACGAAGAGCTGCCGCCGCGTACTTACCGATTTCTCGACCTATCTTAAATTCTTGAAAACCGCCACCACACGCTCCGCTGTCGTAGCCGCCCTTTTCATTTTTACCGTGTCCGATAGACATAGCTATGTTCATGTTTAATCCTCTCTTTCTATGCCATCTCAAAATTATTTATCTTTTTAGCTCAATTCCTCAAAATATATCCCGATGAGCTGCGACGGTACATAGTGTAGTATAGTACCCTGACCGTTGTTGTCGTCTCTTGTGCATCTGTAAATTTTGCCGCCGTCGAGATAATACTTGTCCTTGAAATACCTCATGCCAGCCACCGCTGTAATAGGATTATCTATCGTGCCGTCTTCGCCGACCGTGATAGGCTCCCAGTGTGCAGCCGTATTTTCCGGCAACCATGTCGGATTTGCCGTTATCGCGTTGTAACACTTATACAGCCCACTCGGTCTGCGGACTATACTGCCGACGGCATAATCAACATACCCGCTCCAAAGCGGATAAAGCTCTGCATATTCTAATGCTTCTGCGTCCGTAGTGACCTTCGTCAACACGCCATCTATCTTGTTGCGATAAGCTTTTGCTTCTGCCCGCGTCATGCGTCTGCACCTCCTGTGATTATTTCAAGTGCCTCGGAATCGGATATCGGGTCATCATCCGTCTGCGGCAGTTCCGTCCATATCTGCGTTATTTCTGTTTCTGTCTCCGCCCATGAGTCGATATAACTTTTTCCGTCGGACGGATATTCCGCTGTGATTATCGGCTTGTAGCCGTAGTGCAAAAGCAATGCGGGGTCATTCGTGAAAACATCGCCCTGTTCTGTTTTTATCGGTCTCGGCGCGCCTCTGAGCTCGCCGTCTACCAGTTTTCCGTACATTTAATCACCCCCAAGTAAAGCTACCGCTGCCCTGATTGTAAAATGCTGTTTTGCTGATAAGGTCATAAAGGCATGGAACACCATCAGCATCAAGACACGGTTTGAAATCGCGGATTTTTCTGCCGCCGTCGTACATCGTGCATGAGTATAGTTTCATACGGGCATATCCATCGACAAATGGCGAATTACGCACAAAGAGCCACAGATTTCGTACATCCGCAGGAAATGTTGTTTGCGACGGGTCGGCTTTTGCATACTGTATACCGTCCATCTCGACCGTGTATTGCCCATCCGCGTTAAAATGATATATATGTCGGTCTGTGTCAGCCTTTTTAAAATATTGGTTTGCGCCATAGCCGCAAACAAACCATACCGAGCCATCGGGCGAATCCCAGCTGGATATCATCAAAGCCATAAGTTGATAGCGTTCCGGTTGACTGTACACCTGTGCCAAGTTCTGATTGCTACGCGTGTCGACAAAGCAGAAATCCGCTGACATTCCTATGCTCGCTGAAGCTTTTACTCCGGTATCAATGCGCTGACTGCCTAACGTTTGTATATACTCTACTGCCGTAAAACCGTCAGG